TTATAGTACTTGCGTTTGGTCTCTGACTTTTACATCTCCAGAAGTTTCATAAGAACATTCTTCCGACTTCTTATAAATCGCAACAAAAGCACAATCGTCTTGCACAACACGGATTTTTGCATTTCCCGATAATGTAATAAATGCCTTTGACATACCTCTGCAAACAATATCCAAATCACAGTCGTGTTGGACGAACAAGTCTGCAACAGAGTAACTATCAAGCCAAATATTTCCGTGAGAAGTTCCGCAAAGTGAGACAACGTTTGTTTTTTTATTGAACGTAGGGTTGTAGAGATTGATGCGGTCATCTATGTATATGTTGTTCTCATTAAGCAACTCATGATGAAAAACGGTTCTGATAATATCAACTCCAGGAAAATCATGGTTTACACAGAAATTCATTCCTGCAAGATATTTATCAAGGAGTTCTTGTTCCGAGGCTTCTAAATCCCATTCGGTAAAGAAATTATCACATAGCCCATTTCTTCTAGCTACATCTCTAAGCATTTTTGAAGTATTCATATTTTATCAATTTTGATTGGAATAGCTAAGCAGCAACAACGTGGATGATATGGAGGTAAGTCTATGTCAGACGAATGTATTCCCACTTCTGAATCGCATAGTCCGCATGGATAGGAACTACCTCTCATTACATACCATGCGTTTGTTTTATATTCAGTTTCTTCCTTTTTTATAAATAATTTTTGTCTTACTCTAGCTACATAGTCTATCGCAATACGTTCGATGTTCTTGTAAGAAGATTTTGAATATCCTCTACCTATTCGGATTTTGTTATTTGAATTAGATACGAATGATTCTTTATTTGCGATATTTGCAAGTTTTGAGTTTTGTAAATTGGTTATATACCTATTTATGTACTCACTTGTTTTCCTAGAATTGAATCCTAGGTATAATGCAGCTGCAATAATAGGTTCTATTTCGGTTTTAAATCTAGCTACATAGTTGTTTAGTCTTTCTTCGATATTCGCCCCTTTAAATTTTTCATTCAACATAGAGTTGACAAGTATCTTATCTTCCCTTTTCTCTATATTGTAAAAACAATAGTTACTGATTGTTTCAAACAAATCATCAAGTAAATTGCTTAATATCTCATCTACTTCAAAGTTGAGTTTTTTGTTTGATGAGAATTGGAACATCCTTGGTTCTATTTTGTACTTATAAGAAATCTTTACAATGCTTTCAGAGGCTTTCTTTATAATCGAATTGACTTCCTTTATTGAGGAGCGCTGCAAAGAAAGCCTTTCGTTTATAAAATTCAAGGCTCTTTGCAACTGCTCTTCTGTATAGCTAATCTTCATTTGGATTTGCATTATTGCTCTTGCTATTTAATTGCTCAATAATATCCATTTGTTGAGATTCTTTATATTCTCTCATTATTCTGTCATATTCTTGTGCAGATGCATACATTCGTATTCGTTCTGACGCAGTTTCATGGGAAAGGAAATTATTCTGAACTGCCGTTGCGAGATTGGTCACAAGTTCAGATGTATTCATGTGGACGTATGGTTCTATGTAAGATGAAATATCTAGATTTGACATAATAGTTACTTTCTTTTTTTCAACTCCATATCCATACTTGAATATTCTTACCATACCATTTATAAAAGGCTTGTATAGATTGGAATCTTCCATAGCTCTTTCAATTGATGGAGAAAAGAGAAGTTTTACTGCGATCCCTGGCATGTCTCCAGATTTGACTTCGGGAACTTTTGCAACAGAACATTGCTCTAGTATTAGGTCGTACAACTTATTTAATTGCATCGTAAACAAGTTTGAACCATCTGGCGGATTTAGATATGATGCCTTAGAATCAGTTCCCATTGTGAGGACTTTAATTGAATCTGTCATTGGCGCTCCATTTACTTCAATATCATCTCCTTGCAATGTAAGGATAGGAAGTGCAAAAGCAGTATTGTTTTGCGACATATATGAAAAGGCTAGCTCAAATTGCTCAATAGTCTCTTGCGCTGGCTCCCAACAAGGGCCAGAAGTTCTTATGTATGCTATTGGAATAAATGGGAAATTATGGGCTACCTTGCTTACAAGTTTGTAACCATCAAGTCCAAATTTGTTCTTTATTTTTGTCACAACACCATCTAATCCCGCATGAGATTCTTTGAATCTGTAACAATAGGTGTCGTCCCATACTTCTGCCCATCTAGTAATAGTTTTCCCATCTTCATCGTAATCATTATATTGTCGTACAAAAATGGATAATTTGCCAGTTTCAGGGTCGTAGTGAGGGTATAAAGTGTCTCCGTCTATATACGATAAGATTTTCCATCGAAACTTACCATTGTGCATAAAACCTACGAGAGCTGCATCTCCAACGATTTTTGTTGCACGTGCAGCGAGATACCATGCGACTTCCATGTCGTGAGTTTCCCATCCTCTCAAAAATTCGTAGAAATTATTGTTGTCAGATTCGCTCGCATTTTCTTTGTTTAGCGTGAACTGAACATCATTTCCACACAATGATATTGTTTGTCTAAGGGCAATTATTTGTTGAAATGCGAATCCACATCGTATTATTTCTTCTTTGTAGATGCGTTTTGTCTCAGGGTCTTGTCTATAACGGTCTGGGTATACATCCTTATTATAAATTAAATGTCCGCTTGGGTAATATTCACGAAGAAAGTCTGCTTGGGTATAAACATCGTACAGATTCATTTCTTGCGGAACAGACTGCATGCTAATGTCTGACACAGGGCGGTTTGTTACGCATTCAGCCCTCATTCTTACGAATGGTTTCTTTACTAAAAGTTCTCTTATCATAACATCCATATATTTCTTCTCTTTTTTAGTTTTGTTAGTTCAAAAATCATCACCATTAAAAGTGCTTCGATGTAGTCAGGTGAGTGTCCTACATATCTTTTCATCGTTTTCTTATCGATTAGAGAAAACCCCTTATCCGATGTCTCTTCTTTTTGCCTAATAGCCTTTCTCTCTCTAAGAAGGATTTGATTTAAAGGCATTCGTTCAAAACCATCTCCACTAAATTTTTTTTCTAGTAAATCAGGATTGATTGAAATTTCTCCATTTTTTAATTTATCGGCAAACATGTATGAGCATTCGCTTTTTAGATTCCCAAACAAGGAACGTATTACATTTTTCTCATCGCTATTTCTTGGTATAGGAGCTGCCATATTATTGAATGGAGTTGCCTTTGGAAAGAATCCCTTAAAAGTTTGTCCTAACCCATTAAGGTCGTAAGTAAAAAATTTCTCTCTTACTCCCCATTCATTAAGTTTAGAACGAACTAGTTCTATTGTAGTTTTTGGGTCATTTCGACAGACGAATATATCTTCTATATGCCATCCATTCCATAACCACATTACGAGTGAATCTCCTCCTGTAAATGCAATATCGCATGAAGCTCTTCTAATTGACGTTTCTTCTGTGAGTTGTGGAACTTTAAAAAAATCTTCCATATCCTCACGTGAAATCATATCATTTCCGCTTGCTCGTATATTCCAGTTACCTCCTAAATCTCGTCCTCTTTGTTCTTCGCTTTGTTGCGCTAGATTTGCTATGTAGTTTGGGTCTGATTCAAGAAGTTTTACATTCTCTTCAAGCTTTCCGTATATGAAACATACAGATTTTACAAACATCGTAAGTTTGTTAAATCCTAAATCCTCGTAGGATGGTTTCCATAGTGAATCTATAGTCCGTTTGCATTGTCTGTATACCTCTTGTGGAGTATCTCCCCAAATAATAGAATTAGGAGTATTGCCTTCCATAAAGCAATAGCGTATAACTCCATCTCTCTCTTCTATAGGATAACCATCATCTCCTATCCACCAATCTATAAATTTTCGCACCCAGCTATCAGGGTCGGGATTACAAGTTCCATATACTCTATTTCTAATTCCGTGCGCATTACGGTTGTCTGTTATTAGGAATTTGAATTTCTTGTAAGGGATATGTGTTATTTCGTCTATACCTATATATGCGTATTGCTTTCCTTGGTATTTCTTTGTAAAATCACTGAAAGCCTGCGAATATATACCGAAGTGAAGCTTTCCTCCAGAGTTGAAGTTCCACGTCATATCATCCTTTGAACGGTTGTATTTCCCGTATTGCTCGTAGATTTTATTCGATTCATCTATGAGGTTTTCTAGGTCAGGCTTTTCTTCTCGTAGAATGATTGCGTTAAAGTATGGTTTATACACATCTTTGAGAGCTTCAACGAGGAGGGCGAACGAATTATGTGTAACAATGAAATCGTTTGTCATATAGAGGCCTTCAACATTGCTCACGGAGATACATCTGCATGGCTTATATCCGACAAATTCATACCCAACGATTCGCTTAGTAGGGGAAGATACACCACCATTGAACATAGTACAACGCGCCTTTCTTCTTGGAAGTCTAAACAATCTTGTCTCGTCTTCCATCTTTATGTATAGGTTGTAAGATTCCTTACACTCTATAAAGTCTCCATTCGGTCGTTTGTACCCACTTTTCTTTTTTTCGGATATTGTCACGTAAGCCCCTAATGAACGTAAGACGAAAGCGAGGTCTTCTGCAAGTTTCTTACTAGTAGTTGAATAAGAACAATGTCCTCTCTTGTCTATATATCCATCTGTGTCCATTAACCCTTGTACGATACTGAATCTTGTCTCTATAGTTCCGTACTTGTATATGTCAGGGATAAATTTCTCATGCGAATAAAGTCCATAGAGTTTTAACCCAACTAAATCTTCTCTTAAAACATTATCCTTATATATATATTGATAAGTCTTATTAGATACTTTGTGGCTATATTGGAAGCACAATCCTTCGCGCTCAATTTCGTCAACGACAAACCTATCCATTGATGATAGAAGAACAGAATTACTAGTTCCAGTAAAACATCCATCGCCTATGAAAGCTCCCAACATATAAGGAGTTATTTTGGACGGTCTAAATCTTTTCCCAATAGGAAATGATAGTTTCTGCGGCTTGCATAAAGGTATAAGAAGATTGCTACTTTTATTCTTATCAAGATGCTCTTTTATCATCTTGAAAGTCCAAAGTCTCCAATCAAATTCTTGGCTAAGATTATTATTTTTTCTTAGTTTGCTAACAGAGTTTGTTCGTTTAATATTCCACAGATGGTCGTCCGTGCATTCGGCAGATGTTCCGTCAGAGAACTTTAATTCATAAACCTCTCTATTTCCTAGCTCGGTGATACTGATGATTTTTTGAGGACTTCCATATATGCTATTAACATTGTCCCCGACTTGTAGGTCGCCCATCCTTCTGAATCCATAAGGAGTTAGCACCAAGCTATCATAAGCACCCCCCTTTCCACCCCCTCGACTTCCACCGAAAATAGTCAAGTCTGCATGGGTAGCTAAGAACTTCTCTTGACAACCTGCTTGCGCGTACAGAACTCTTTCTGATTTACTTCTTCGGAGGTTTTGTACAAAATCATAAGAGTAAATATCCTCTCCGTCAGATGTTTTGAACGATTCTAAACTCATCTTGTAGCCGTTTTATATGCAAATATATGCAATAATGGCAGTATATGCAAATAAATATTACGTTATACTTGCATATTTGAATAACTATACATATTTTTGTGGTGAATTTATACGTTTAACCTCTTATAAAGAAATGACAAAAGAAGAACTTTTGGGAAAGCTCAAAGAGAAGCTTGGAAGAACCAATCTCAGTGAGCGAACATTGAGTGACTATGCCGAGAAGGTGGCCTCTACAATGGGTGACGATTCAGAGTTGAGTGAATCCTTCATAGATGCTCATGTAGGTGTGCTTAAAAGCATCCAAGGGCAACTTAGCAGCGATATTGCATCGGGTATCGAAGAATGGAAAAAGACACATTCTGAGAAAGACCCGAAGGAAAAAGAACCATTGGATAAAAACGATGATTTTAAAACACTGCTTGATAGCTTCGAGGAACTTAAAGCGCAGAACAAATCCCTGTCAGAGAAATTTGAAAAGATGGAAAAAGGCAAGGTTGTATCTGAATACCGAAAGCAGCTATATAAGGCATTGAAAGCAAAAGGGGCTACAAACGATTATATACTGAAACAGACATTCGGTCAGAAAGAATTTGACACGAGTAAATCTGTGGAGGACGTAGTGGAAGAAAGTCTGAGAGAATATGATGCGAACTATTCTGCTTGTTTTGGGGATGGTTACATTCCTAGAGAGCCTAACGAGTTTGATGGGAACGAGAAGAATACCGCACTTGATGAGTTTTTTTCCAAAAAAGCAGCGATGGGAAAGTTCCCATCGTCAGAAAAATAAATAACAAACTAACAAACAGAAATGAGCACTTTTAACACATTTGGGGCAAAGCTCCAAGAGTTTGGTAGTGGGAAGATGGTATGGCATGCTATTGATGGTAAATACCCTGGTGGCGGTAGTGTCAGTAATCTTTCATCATTTACCGAGGGAGATGTAATCCCAGCTGGCTCTATGTGTGTCTTCGACCATGCAAAGCATACGTGCAAAATTGTAAAGGCAACAGACATTAAGACTACTGCTAACACAAGTGGTACTGTTAAGCCAGAAGACGTAAATGGACTTACAGAGAATGATATTTGGTATGAAAAAGGAACTACCTATGCGACTGCAACAATCGTATATGCTGGTCTTATCTACTCTGATAGATTGGCAGAAACAATTCCTGCGGAGGTGTGGGCGAACCTTTCTTCTATTAAGCAGTTGAAAGAAAAGTAAGAACGTATATAGAGATGAATAACAGACCTTCTAATTTTTATGAACTTCTTGCGTTTGGTCTCGGTAAACAAACTTTCCAACAGTTTGTAGACCGATTCCAGCAGAAGTACAACCAAGAACAGACAGATGGTTTCGTATGGGACCCAGATATACAGGTTGATTATACATACAAGCAGCTATTTTCTAATCTCGGTATTACTACGTTGCCTTCTTATGTAGATTCTGAAAGTGATGCATACGACCGCAGTCTAGGAGAGTTTAAGATTGGATCAAACGAGATTCCTACTCAAAAAGCGCGTTATGCAATGAATCGAAAGATTCTACGCGAGCGCATGATTGCAGTTCAGGAGTTTGGTAATGCAGCGTTAAACTCAAACACCCGTGATGCCCTTTTGGATGTGCTTTTTGATAGTACAGACAAGTTGCTTCAAGCTAACGTGAATGCAAGAACACATCAGCGTATGCAGATTTGTTCAACTGGTAAATTTACTATTACTTCAGAAAACAATCCTAGAGGTATTCAAGGTCTCACATTTGACTTCAATATTCCTACGGCAAACCAAGAGAAACTAACCACAACGGCTAGATGGTGGACTTCCGCAGAACATGTTAAAGCAAATGAAGGCGCTACGGCAGACCCTATTCTTTTCCTAAAAAATAAGCGTAAGGAGATGAAGCGAAAGGGCTTCCCTAGCGGTCATTTTGAGATGTCGGAGGATTTGTTCGATGATATGACAACCCATTCGGCAGTATTGAAGCGTATAGGACTTTCCATGAATCCGTATTCAACGGATGAAGGCGCAATTTCCGCAGCACAGAACTTAGAGCCTGACGCTTTGAAGAGTAAGATAGAACGAATTGTTGGTTGTTCTATTGTTACTAGAGATAGTTTTTCCGCAGTTGACAAGTATGATGCTTCAGAAAAGAAGCTAGTCCCAGTGACGATTGAAAACTTCGACCCTCACAATGTATCGTTCATCCCCGATGGTCAGATTGGTACAATTAAATCGGTAAAGCAGATTTCTATTGGTGGCCTAGACGCAAACTATGCTTGGTTTGATGGTGGTCGAACTCTCCTTACACAGACTTTCGATTCAAAGACGAACTCTATGTATGTGCAGAGCGAAACTTCTATTCTGTGCGTACCGAGTATGCCTCAGTATATGTGTATTTACACTGTAACAGTTTAACAGAAAAGCAATGACAACTATCGAAGAATATCTGTTAGGGGTTGTAGGTTTTGAAGTCAAAGACAATGCTATTACTAGCATTCTTATAGACAGAGAAGTAGAACCTCATACAGATGTGAAAACCCTAGACAAGCGTACAAAGGACTTATGCCGTGCGGACTTATATATGTGGTGTGCTTCAACTCCTAGCGTACAAGGGTCTGTAGAAGATGCGGATGGAGTATGGAAGCACAAAGAAGGAGGTACACAAAGTTCTGCTTTTGATAAACGTAACCTTAGACAGATGGCAAACGATATATATAAATTATATGGTGAGAATACATCTGTAAGCAAGGTGAATGTTATCGGGCTTGGTATAGCTCGTAGGGAAATTGTGAGATAGTGATTAGTCATTAAATAAAAACGATGAAGCAGGTTAGGTTTTACATTGAAGATTTATACCATGGTCTGTACGATATGTTGAAAAAAAACATAACGGAAAACGTATTTGTAGAACATAGACCTAGTGGCTTGGATTATCAAATGTCCGATTTTGTCATTGTAAGCCTACCTGCCAATATCGTTGACCAACGAGTTTATCAACATTCTATTGTAAGGTTTGAGATAGCTGCTAGGAATAAACAAAGTGGCATAGCGAATACCGCCAAGCTCCAATCCATGCTTGACAAATTGGTTGGTTTATTCCCAATCCAATTTGACCGATTTGTATTAACTTCTCCTAGTCTCTTGTTTAAGGGAGATGATGAGAACTCTTTTACGATATGGTTAATCCAAGCAGATTTGGTTGTAAACACTACAGATAGGTTGAGTAATGAAAGTAAATAATCCGAGGTGGCCTCATTGGTGTAAGATTTACAAATTTGAGGGAGAAACAAGTTTCGAAGATGGCAAAGAAGTGGTGTTGTATGAGGGTGAATGCCGTAAATACGGAAATACTTCTATACGCACTTTTACAAGCAATAGCGGTATTCAAAAAGCGGATTATGCTCTTTCTCTTCCCGGCCAAGTCTGCAACATAACGACAGGGATTTTCGTTGATGTTCGTGATTTAACTGGAGAAATTAAGGGCGCTCTAATTACAGATTCTTACCCAACGAATCTTGGAACTACTGTTTACTTCAATCTTCCAAAGAACTGATGTCAGGTACTACTTATTTACATAATCTCTCTGAGTTTAGACGGACTATTAAAAAAGAACGTATGAGAATCTTATGGGAAATAGCCGATAGATTCTTTGACGTAGGTCGGGAGTTGATAAGAATATCAGTACAGAACAAAACGTTTGATTCGTTTACTGGTAATTCTGTTTCTAGTTTTACGATAGGCGTATATGTGAATGGCACTTTTGTTGGATATGAGAATGGCTCTCTTTACGGATATTCTCCTTTAATGAATAAGATTCGTAAGGGGAGAAAGGTCTTCTTGAAACATCCTAAAGAAGGTAGACCGAGAGCTGTTCGTGGTAGAGTTGATGTTTCTGATGAAACAGGTTCAGCAACTGCTATCAAGTTCCTATCATCCTACAAACCTACATCTTCAAAAGGTGTCTCAATGGTTATGGCAGTTGGTGTTGAGTATTGGATATACTTAGCGTCTCTAAGTAAGATAAATATGCTTCAAAGTGCATACGATTCTACTCGAACATTACTTGATAAACTCGTATGGAGAAAATTAAAAAAATAAACTTTTAAATATAGAGATATGGCAATTACAAAAACTAATGAACTGACGAGCCTTGCAACTCTTTTTTCAAGCGTTAAAGAAATTTACTTTAAGGCTTCAGAACTCAAATCTGAAGATTTGATTGCTACTTCTTTGACTGTAGATGCAGAACTCCCCGTCCTTGAAGATGGTGTAAGTTTTGATACTGGTGCGCCTGATGTGACACAGATTAAACTTACAACTGGTAAGATTTGGACGCAGAAGACAAAGCGTGGAGATTCTGACATTTCGTTCAATGTAGCGAGCGTAGAAGGTTATGTAAACAACCTTCTTATGAACAAGAGTACAAAAACTACAATTGATACGAAGTTTGATACGGATACCTACACTGGTGAAGGCTACAATCTTGACCCGAAGGTCGTTACTGGCTCTCTCATTATGTATTCTGAAGACCACTCTACAATTATTGCACTCGCAAATGCGTATATGGTATCAAGCCTTAATGCTGCCGATGGTGACAACCCTGCTTATTTCAAGGTTGTCTGCACGCCAAGAGCGAACTCAGTCGGTGATGAGATTTTCATTTTAAAAAAAAAGTAGTGGAATCTGATACAAGCCAAGTCATACCTCCGCAAGGTGAAGACGCAACAGGCAAGAAGTAACATTGGCTAAAACACAATAGCCCCAATGGGTAATCAATCCTGTTGGGGCTTTTTTAAAATTAAAGAGTATGGCAAAAGAACAAGTAATTGAGCAACCGAGTGATGAAATGCAGGCGTTACAAAAAGCAGTTGTAGAGAACAAGGCTGATGAAGTGATGCTAAGGAACAGAAAGATAAAAATGAAGTTCATTCGTGCAGGTGTACGAAGCAAACTTACAGATATTTATTTAAATGAATCAGATGAAAGTAAGGTGGGCGCAAAATGTGCTGCAATTGTAGTGCTAAATGGATTTTGGGCAATTAAGCTATTTTATTGGTTTCTTTGGAGATGGTTTTTCTACATCAAACAGTACACAGACGAGGAGTACATCCCTTTAATGTCAATGTGTAAAAAAAAAGTGGGTGTGGAGAACTACTTCTTGCTTACCACATTACTGACAGGGATGAAAGATACTCTAATGACAATGACGAGAAAGGAGACAGAACAATTCCTTCGAGAACAGAAGTAGGAGCTGCTTGGTCTTTTGGAGAGAAGTATTCAACTTTGATTGATGCTAAGAGTTTTTTCTTTGGGCTTATAAATGTTCCGATGTGGAATTACATGTGGGGTATGACGATAGCTCAAATTCAGTTGCTAACGTCAGACTGCCCTATTATAGTATATAACAACAAGGAGAACAAAAAAGAAAAGAAGCCAAATAAAGTTGATATTTCCAAAGCTAAGGAGGTATGGGAAGCAAAGTATAGAAACAAGACAAATGCAGTTAATTTAAGTCTTAAAGATTTTAAGTGATATGGGTAAACTAGGAACTCTTTTTTATGAGGTACTTTTGACTGATAGTACTGATAAGGGAATTAAATCTATTGAGAGTAAGCTTAAACAACTCAAAGCGAAGATTTCTGTTGACACAAGTAATATTGCCAAGGACATAGAGAAGGCAGTATCGCAGAAAACGTATACTGCTAAGGTGAATCTGAATGTAGATACATCTGCGCTAAAGAATCTTACTACAACGGCAAGGGTTAATGTTAGTGTTGATAAATCAGCTCTAAGCAACATTAGTAGTCAAATATCAAATAACAAGCCGACTGTTAACGTTGATACATCTGGGATGCAGAAAGCGGTTGATGAATCGAAAAAGGCATCTCAAAAGATAAATAATAATTTTGAGAAAGGGCTACAGAACTATTTTGGGAATAACAGACGGACTTATACTTCTAAAGGAACGGATATAAGCAGAATTGTAGATTCTTGGAAGCCAGTAGGTTCAGGTAATTTAGATAAGGAATATAATAAATTACAAGCAAGAGTCTCTGCCATGAAAGTTCAAATTGACAGAGAAACGGCTCGGAATGGCGGTAATGCTTCATCAATTTCAGACAAGTTCCTTAATAGATATAACCTTCGATTAGAGCGCCTACAAGAACTTTCAAGGAGGAGAGATTCTGCTATGATGGCATTAGAGCGTGTAGGGAATATGAAGTCTGTTATGACAGTCACAGACGTTCCTAAAAAAGGCTCTGAACTATGGAAACGGCAAGAAGAAGAGAGAACGGCACGCATAGCATCCATGAAACGAGCATGGAATGACTACTTCAAGGCACAAGATGAGGCTAATAAAAAAGCAGCGAAAGCGGATGCTGAAAAAAATAGGCGAATAGAACAAACCAAGCGCAACTTACAACAAATACCACAAGAGTTAGGTCGTGTAGGTGAGAAAGCAAATCTTCTTAAAGGTGTACTTGGTAGTGTTTTCTCTTTATATGGAATTAAAGAGTTTCTTGGCAACTTAATCAGCATTGGTGGCGAGTTTGAAAAACAAAAGATAGCACTTGGAGCATTGCTTGGTTCGGTTGATAGAGCATCTACTGTGTACTCGCAATTAAAAGCTTTGGCCGTTGTTTCTCCTTTCCAATTCGGCCAACTTGCCGCATACACCAAGCAAATGGCATCTTTTGGCATTCAATATAAAGACTTGTATAGCACAACGAAAAGACTTGCTGATGTGTCGGCAGGTGTTGGTGTAGATTTGAGCCGAATTATTTTGGCTTATGGTCAGGTATTCACAGCTCAGTTCTTAAAGGGGACTGAGCTTAAGCAGTTTACTGAAGCAGGTATTCCAATGGTAGATGCGTTAGCAAAGCGTTTCACTAAAATCAAAGGAGAAGTCGTAACCGCAGCACAAGTGTATGATATGATTTCAAAAAAGCAAATATCCTTTGAAGATGTGAAAGGTGTAATGGAAGAACTGACAAACGAGGGAGGAAGATTCTATAATATGCAAGAAAAATTATCAGAATCTCTTAGTGGTAGATGGTCGAACTTGAAAGACCAGATAGAAATTATGTTTTCTGAAATATCTTCTTCGTCTGGTGGTCTGTTAAAAGGCTCTGTTTCTCTACTCATTGAAATAGCTAAACAGTGGAAAAACATATCTGCTGGTGTATATGCTGCATTGGTTACTTATGGATTATTAGCTGGAAAGTCTAGGATTCTTGCCACGCTAACAACGTCTTCTAGCATGCTCACTAATGCAGCCATGTCAAATGTCACGGCTCTTAAAGCAGAAGAAGCTGAATATGGTAGAGTTATTACGTTAGCGAAAGAAGCACATATAGCGAGAGAACAAGGAGGGAGTGGAATTAGAGTTTGGAGAAATAAAGGATTCCGAAAGGCTATCTTAACGGAACGTGCGAGAGTTGGTCTTGCAGGAGGAGAATATAGTAAATATGATAAATCCCTTAGAACGTATGGTATCAAAAGAAATGAGGAAGGTAAAATTTACACACTCGCTTCAAAAAACGGTTTTTCTAAGTATATTAACCCTGCAAATTTATTTGAGCGCAGGCTTATTGCTATAAACAACCAAATTGACAAGGCTGGAGAAAAGATGGGTGGCGTTCGGAGAGCTTTTCTGAAAGCCCAACTTGGAGTGGTTTCTTTTGGAAATTCGTTTAAGAATGCGCTATCCAATATTTTCAGTATGACAAATGTTGTCTTTATGGGAATAGGCTTAATTATAGGTATTATTACTAAATGGTGGCAAGATAAAGAAGCATTTAATAACCAAGTTAATGATAGTATAGAAGGCTCTAGACAGAATTACAAAGAATTAAAAGATTTCATTGATAATAATCCTATTGAAATTGCTATATCAACAAAGGATAACAAGGTAATAGACGACCTCATTAAGGCATATACAGAGAAACTAGAGAATGCTCCAATAGATTTGTCGTGGGCAAAACAAATGTCTAATACTATTGACAACAATATTAAGAAACTCGAATATCTTAAAAAGAAGATAGAAGAGTTGAAGGGTGTCAATATGAAAGGCGAAGATGGGCATAATGCAGAATATGCGAAGGATGCTTATGACGAATCAGATTCTACGCATTGGTATAATTTATGGATAAATGGGAATATTTCTAGAGATTTAGAAACTGTAAGTAAACGATATAAACAAGCCTCCAAACAAGCTGAAGAGTTTTATTCTACTGAAAAGATTAAAACTCTAGCAAAAGATTACAAGAACTTTTCAAATGAGCAAAAGGAAGCTTATGGCTTGTGGAATAAGGGGCTTATAAACAACGCTCAATTTGGATTAGCATTTGGAGACACACATGCCCAATATTATTTAAAAAGTTATAATTATTGGATGGATGGATTAAAAGAACGTGTTGGAGAAACAGCTGAAAAACTTAAAGAGATGTATTCGCAGAATCCATCAAAGGGTGTAGACTTCAAAAATATGACAGATGCTGGATTTATTGAAGTTCAAAAGACAGTTGATGAAATGGCCAAGCTAAATAATTGGTCAGAACAACACAAGAATACTTTCATGGATATTTTAACGCAGTATTTCACTCCTGCAAAAGATTCAACATGGAAAGAATCCGCTGGTGTTTATAGAGCATTCTTGGCAGAACTAGATAATTATGCTGATGAGTTTAAGGGAAAGGATAGGTCTGACATTATGAATGGCCTAAAGTCTGGTATGAAGAATGGTATGACAGATGCCTTGAATGCAGCAAAACTATCTTTGATTACGAAGTTCCCTGAATGGAAGTCTGAAATTCAACAGATTTTAAACGACAATAAATTCAGTTTTATAATTGCCGCTCATTTCGCAGTAGACGATGTTAAAGACCTCGGCCCTATCAGCCAAGTATTTGACAAATTATATGGGAAAAATTTGGTAAATACTCCTTTTATTAGAGGGCTACGAATTAAAGAAGGAGAAAACGCTTCGGATTACGAAAACAGATTACTGCAAACAGAAAAAGACGAAAAAGAAAAATTAGAATCTAGTAAAAGATTTGACAAGGCAACTGGGAAAAAAACCGCAGACAGAACAAATTATGATAATGTTCACAATGTAAGAATTAGACTGTTCGGTGAAAGTGACTACGATAAAAAAGAGAAGAAAAAATCCGATAGTGCATCTTCAGCAAGGCAACGGGCAAAAGAAAAAGCCCAAAGAGAAAGAGAAAAGAAACTCCGAAAGTATGAAAAGAGTTTGCAGAATGAACTAAAGCAAATAAAACGTGTTCGCGACCTATTTTACAAGTTAAGAGATTTGTATGGTGATGTCGAAGCACTAGAGCGAGTGCGTAAAAGTGGCCTAGTAAAAGCCTCTTTTGTCCCGAATGACATTACAACAAAGAGAGAATTTGATGTAGCCTATGGTAAGCAATTGGGTGAGTTTAAGCAGAAAATCAATCCAAAAACAGAAACTCTTAAAAATTTAAAGAACGATGAAGTTCCTTCTGATATTTTTGAGAATCAACTAGGTATTGATAAGGATGATTTAAACAAAAGGACAAAAGACATAGAGCGTGCGATTAGTAGAATTACCGATGCTTGGAGTAGGTATAAATCTATAAAAGATTCTGGTGTTTCTTCAAATGTAGCAGCAAATAAGGCTTTCGGATTTCAGCAAAGTTTTGATGATTTATCAGAGCAGATAAAATCTCAAATTGAATTGTTCTTATCGTCACAAGGAGAAAATGGAAAATTGGTCAACAACTTAGATATTGAAGATATTCTAAATGCTGATGAAGAAAAATTGAATGAGATGTTTGGTAATAACCATCAGATAACAAACGGATTATGGAAGTGGGTTGATGAATACCAAAAAGCTGCCAAAGCTCTTACAGAAGCGAATGATAAGATGTATTCTGACCTACTAAAAAGTTCTTTAAGTTATAGCGACAAAATTGCTAATGAAAATAAGAATTATAAAGAAAAGGTAAATTTCATACAAAAGAGAGTTGACGCAAGACCCGAAGCAGAAAAAAGGGTAAGAAATGCGCAAGAGGCTTACGATAATGCTGGTACTATCAAAGAACTAGAAGAAGAAAGGCTTCATGATACCCCAGAGTATAAAGCGTATCTTAAACTCCTAAGTGAATTACATTCTATACCAGAAACAGATAAAACAAATAGAGACAAAAAGATTAAGGAAATTAACGAAGCTAAGGAAAAATACGAAAAGACAGAACAGTATAAAAGAGTAGATAAGGCTGATAAAGACTACTCTAAGGCAGAAAAGAACTTGGATTCAGCTAAAAAGAATCTCTACAACAACACACTTACAGAACAAGAAGGTAACAAGTTGAAGGTAGGTGTTGATTTAGAGCATAATAAGAATATTGATGAGATAAAAAATGAGCAATTCAAAAGTACCATTAAATACATGGACTTTTTTAATGCTATCTACAACCTTACCATAGAGAAAGCAAATACAATAGGACAATCCCTTAAAGAAAATCTTAATGATAGGTTGCAACAAGGAACGATTTCTGCAAAAGATTATTATGAAGAGATACAACAGATTGATGCGCAGATGCAGAAATTGTATACGAGAAAGCAAGATTCGTCTTTATGGTTCAAAGGAATAAAGGGACGGCAAGATTTTCGTGTTCAGATGGCAGACCAAAGAATAGCTCATGCTGCTAATAGTGTAGACTATTACAAGAAACAAGAGAATGAAGCTGCTAAGAATGGAGATGAAGTGAAACGGGCAGAGTACCACAAGAAGGCGGCAGAATGGGGCGAAGAACTGAAAAAAGCCCAGGAATCTGGAGACAAGGAAAAAGAGAAACAAGCGAAACTTGGTAAGACGGATGCTATCATGGGTAATATAGGTTCAGTTACAGAATCTCTCGGAAAATTCCGTGATAGTGTAGGTGGGCTTATGACTTCATTCGGAAACGATTCAGAAAACAATGCTGGCTTTCAAACATTTTCAACAGTAGTTGATGCAGTATCAGAAGTTGGTAGTGGTATACAAGATGGATTCCAAAAAATAATGAGTGGAGACTTCATCGGAGCTGCGCTTAGCATGATTTCAACACCTCTTAATGTAATCAAGATGTTTAATCAACTTCATGATAAGAAATTGGAGATTATGATTAAGGAAAGTCAGAAGAGAGGGAAGGAAATTAAGGCCGCGGCTGATGAGATAAAAACTGCGATAGACGATTCTCTCGGAACAAAAGATGCTAAGGATAAATCTCTAAGTAGGTATTCCCAGTTGTCTTCTCAACTGAAAAATGCAGGTTATGATAGTAAAAATAATTACTATGGGTACGTATACGATGTTCTAAATGGTAAAAGTTCTGCAATAAAAGACACTAAAGCCATGAAGGAATCGTCTGTATTCAACAATAAAAAGTATAAGAAAGCTTTGAAGATAGGTGGAATGTCTTATGCTGGTGGCGTTGCATCAAATATGATTTTTGGAGCGCCATTGCTCGGTGGTTTAGGATTATCTGCCTTTGCTTCTGCGGCCATTATAGGCGGTATAGTTCACGCGGTAAAAAAGCGCAAAGATGCCAACAAAGAACTTGAACAATATTATTCTGATTCAGACTTGGACGCTCTTCCTAAAAAGTACAAACGGAAGATGAAGAATAAGAAAAGGCTCATCGAAGCCGCTCAATATAGAGAAGAAGAGGAACAGCAAGCATTAAAAGGTCACGGATTTACATCTGGAGGGAACGTTTCTGCTTATGGTGCTGAATATCTTGCTCTTCTTGAACAAAGAAAGGAAGTAGAAAAGCAGATGATGCTTGAAAATAGCAAGAAAGATAAGGATGATGATAAGTCGACCGACCTTAGAGAGCAACTTACGGCACTTAATGAGCAAATTAGACAGTATGCAAAAAACCTTGCAAAAGAGTTGTATGGAATTGATATTTCAGGATGGGCGAACAAGTTAGGTGAATCATTGGTAACTGCGTTTGAAAATGGAGAAAATGCAGCCGAGGCTTTTCACAAGACTGTTAACGATATTATAAAAGACATCGTAAAAAACATGGTTGTTCAAGATTGGATAAAGCCAAAGCTTGTTGCTCTCGAAACGACTTTGTTCGGCAAAGACGGAGAGGGTAATGGTATTCTTTCAAATATCAATAATCCCCAAGAAGCTATAAATAAAGCCCTACCTATAATAAACAAAGCATTGAATGGAATGGAAAAAGATATTCCAGCATTGCAAGCTTTTTTGTCGGCTCTTGATAATCAGTTAGGAGGTTCATTGACATCTTATTCCGAAGGTTCTTCATCTATGACTATCTCTGCTAAGGGACTTACAGAGGAGACAGGAGATTTGTTAGCATCTTACGTAAATGCGATACGCGCAGATGTTAGTATAAATAGAGGATATATGCAAACTCTTGTTGAAATAAGCATCCCCAAAATGAGTGTTATAGCAGAAAGTCAATTAAAACAACTTGGCCAAATTCTTGAACAAACGAAATTGATTGAGAACAACACTCGTTCAAATGCAGAAACTGCCCAAGAAATTAAGAATACATTAAGCAGCGTTGTCGTATTTAATGGAGGCGGCAAAGCTATAAGAATTAAGCAATAATGGACTACACAAAAGGATTTAAAACTGCGACATCCAAGATGGGTCTTGATATAAATGAAAGAGCTATGGCAGACCTAATATTAGCTGGATGGAAAGAGCAAGACGCTTATGTTATGTGCTTCGGAATGAACCCTGCCTACAATGATAACTGGCATAAGAATAAGATTCAAGAAATAGTAAGCAGAAAGGAGTTTGCAAGATATTCTATGCGAAATATCCATAAGGAAGAAAAACATAAGGAAGTCGTAGATAAGGTTAAGATGAGCAAGGATGAGGTGATGGACGAATTGCTTCAAACTGCATTCTCTCTTCCAAGGAACGACCCTAAGAGAGCCGATATATTGATGAAATATGCGGATTTGGATGGAATGAAAAGAGATGATGCAAAAAAAGAAGAAAAGACTGTTCATGCGTACCTTCCTCTTACGTGTATGAAATGCTCCTTGTATTTAAAATCTAAGAATAAGGAATAAAAAAACGGAACGCATATAGCGTTCCGTTTAACACTAAAAATTTAAACAATATGGAAAGTGATTTTCCGTATGTTTTGCAAAGATACAAATTGGAATTATACAAACCAATTTTATTGGAATTGATTAAAATAATTCTGCACCTCTGGTGAAAGTTCCCTAAAGCCGCAACAGATATATCTAGAAGTCATTTCAATAGAAGAATGTCCCATTAGCCTTGATATTGTGATAATATCAGCTCCTCTTAGATAGAGATTTGTAGCAAAAGAACGTCTCGCGGTATGAGAAGATACTGCCTCCCATTTTTCGCATGTTATAAATTTCCCTCTTTTGTACAGCTCCAAATCATCATTTATATCTTCAAACTCACATATTCTTCTGATTACTCTATTGAAGGTAGATTCTGCTATTTCTATGTTCACAAAAGACCTTGCTTTATCTATCAAATCTGCAAGTATCGGAGCAATTGGGACAGTTGTCTCTGTGTGTGTCTTTTGCGAAACATACCTTAGAAAACCTCCGCAAATATTATTTCTAGAAAACCTAATATAGTCAGAATATCTAGCGCCAGTAATACATCCAAGTAGGAATCTAGTCTTCACTATTTCTTCTACTGTGGTTTCAGGTATATGTTCTATGATTCTTTTAATCTCTTCTTCTGTTAAGTATATTTGTTGAGAAGTGTCAGACTTCGTTGTAAGGATTTTCTTCCATCCTTTAGGAAAGTCGTATTCATCATCGTAGAGAGACATTACAGATTTGAGCATACTTGCATAATTCTTAACAGTGCTTGGCGCTACTCTCTCTCTTAGATACGAAACGTAATTTGCTAAATTTGCCTTGGTCAGATTTTCCCAACAAAATTCAGAGTTAGTAGCCTCTTGGAATCTCTCTTTGGCTAAAGATGCATACGTTGGGTACTTTTGTTTAAATGCGATGGTTAAAGTTGTCATTTCTTTTGGAAAATTAAAAGCACCTCCTTGATAGGAAGTGCTTATTTGTTGATAATATGTGTAATGAAATATTATATAGGTTCTATTTCAACTGCCCATGCAGCTCTAGTAGAATCCTCATATGCAACTGCATAGTAATAATTCCCTACTTTAACTACAGCGAAATAGTAGTCATTCTCGTGTGCTGAGAGCCATTCAGTGTAGTCTTCTCTGCCGATTTCTTTTAAGAAATCGTAAATGGAACCTTGTTCATCTTCTGCCGATAGATACTCGGCATTCTGAAAATAAGAAGGTTCTACTACCTAGTAAATAGTCCCTTTCGCTTTAAGGTCTGTTGTAAGCATGATTTTTTGTTTTATTGTTTGTATTGATTCCTATTAAGCTTCGCCATATTTTATATTCTGTTTATGTCATTCCAATCGAACCATCCTCCATTTTGAGGAAGCTTGTCAAGGAGGACACCTTCCAAGGTCTTAACGTGATATTCTTTACACAATTCTTCTTCGTGAATAACACTAAAACACCAATAGAGTTTTTCGCCTGTGGTGATGTTTACCAATGCCAACACTACATGAGGATAAAGAGTAACTAAATCTGTTACCTTGTACATCTTTTTAAGAAAAAATATTCTAGAATGGTAGTTAGTTACAGAAATAGGTGTTACCTATAACCTTTACGATTTCATAAGAATAGTTACAGCCGATTGTCGCAGACCTAAGATAGCTCTTAACAGCGGCCTCTATATCTTCATGTTCGTCAACCTTTAAGAATGCTATTACAGGTTGATAGGCATTCATAACAACAACCACATTTGCATCTTCGACGTCAACATTCCAAAAATTCTTAACGCCTAAGGTATTTGTAATGATTTTCATATATATCGACTTAACCGTGATGTCGAGGGCTTTGTAATTTGGATATTATTCAATGCCTAAATCTGTTTGGACGCCTTTAGGGAAGAACCTCCCCATTTCGTTTTTTGGATTTTTACGGCCTCTTTCAATTTCAAGGTCTGTAAGGTCGAACCCATTAGCTTCGCACATTTCACGAAATTCTTTTTCAGATTCAGCGATACCGCTGAACATTGTTGTTCCTATGTTGCAGCCTTTTCCGTTGTAGTCGACGGCTGCAAAAGAATATAAATCTCTCATTGTAATGCTCTTGCCGTGATGAGCGTAGGGCTGATATTTGTTATTTGGTTATTGTTCACTCGCAACCGACAAAAGTTGCGAGCGATTGTTAGTATTCTCCGTACTCTTTTTTGCCTTCTGAAGAATATATCTTAAATGCGTCAACTACTTCAAAATCTTTGTATTTATAGCAGTTCCACTTCTTATCGTATGCGAATGTAGGTTCATCATCGTAAGGAGCATACCAGCCAAGACCATATTTCTCTGTGTTACGCAGGAAGAAGAGATAACCGCTAGTGTGGTGTCTGACAGTGAAACCACGTATGTCCTTTGTATTATAAGAGAAATCTACGTCAATAAATTCAAGAGGGAAATGGTCACTAGGATTGCAATAGAAAAACTTTTCATTAACCATTTTATCGTAGTCGTGTTCACGGAAATAGTTCCGGATAGCAAACTCTCCACAGTGGATAATCATTTCCTCCCAGTTCTTTTCATCGTTGACAAGGCTAGAAATGTAACTTGCAAAAGCGAGTACGAAAGGGATTGCCAAGGTCATTATAAGAATAAACTTCCAACCACAAAGAATAATGCAAAGTATAAGTCCACAGATAAATATAGTCATTTTACTAAAGATTTAATTCCGTTATGTTCACAACCTAAAATTTCCTCAATTTGTTCCCAAGATAGCTTGTAGAGTTCTCTCTTCGCTTTATTCTTGTATCGGTAGTACTTTACACCGAAAATAACAGAGAGAGTGATAAACGGCACCCATAAAATAAGAGGAGCTTTATAGTATTCTTCATGAACAAAAATCGATGTTATGGAAAACGAAACAAGCAAAATGCACGCTAGTCCAAAACATGTGCGATATAGAAATTCGTAAAAGCCTTCTTTTTTGCGGAACTTTTTGTACGCTGGGTTAATACCCTTTACGTAGATGTCGTAGTCTTGCCAAGACATGTTTTTTAAATCCATATTGTTTGTTTTTTAAGGGTTAATAATAGGTTTGCCGCATTGAGCAAACAACACGACAAAATTAGTAAATACTTTTAACTACACAAGTAACGATGTTTGATTTTATTCTTCTTTCCATCCAAAGCGGATGCTCATTAACTCTTTAATACGAGCCTTTCCCACTTTTGAATGTGTACGTTTTACCAATGACTTCATTTCAGGTAATGAGCGGCATTCTTCTGCTAACTTGATTTTATCACGTTCTCTGTATACTTCTGACCATTTTTTGGGGGCTGACTTTACGTTCTTTATGTATTGTAAGTAAACTCCCTTAGAGCCATCGTCTTTATATATTTCGTATAAACGATAACATGCTCCAAATTCAGCAAAAAGCAACCATTCGCCAAACTCACAATCAGAGCCTTTTATTTTGATAGCATATAGGTAGCCATAGGTATCATCATCTGACTTGTAGTATTCTATAAGAGATAATGCTTCGTTGTAATCTACTATCTTCATATTTGTTTTGTTATTGTACCGCAAAGGTACGTATAAAAGTTTTTGTAACCATAGCCCCGACAAAAGAGCTATGGTATAGGTTATTTCTCTAGTTGAATCATTTGCTTTCTTATCACTTCGAGCATTCTCAAAAGACAATCATTCGGCATTTCGATAAATGCGTATGATTCATTGTCTTTGTCGAAGAGCCACCAAACATTGCGCTCATCGTTAAATGAAGCACGCTCTATATTTACTATTTTCGGTATATCAAAATCGAAAATAACGGAAGTAAATGGCTTCGAGAAATTAAATGTTCCTTCACCGCAGAAAAACTCTAGATTAGCTTCAATGATGTCTATAATTCCTATTTTAGTAGAAAAATTTACATCAGTCAAAATACTTTGAGCATTCTTTTTTCCATACCTTGATACAATCCTTTGAAATAGCTGCATTGAGATAATAGTCCGAAACGAACGGAAAATTCTTCTTTAAATCTTTCTTGTTCATATTGTTTTATTTTTAAAATGTGTAGTAAGTGGGGAATCGAACCCCACCGAGCACCATGTTACCTAAGTCCATCCGCAAATAAATTTAACGGAAACTCCTTTTTTTGTTCTTCGTGCATGGAAGCACAACCACGAATTAACGTTATCAGACCATATTATTCCCGCTTCAAATTCTGTTTTTGCCGTGTGTGGGGTTATTCCTAGAACGTAGTATTTTTCTTCTTCATTGTTCCATGCCCATTCGGCAGCCCTATAAGCGCACATACAAGCGTTGATATAGCCTGATTTAGTTTCTGCAATATCTTGTAAATAATCTTGCAAATTTTCTTTTGTGGTAAAAATCATATTGTAAAAGTTATTGGTTAAAAATGTAATGTAGCGCCCGACAAAGAGCACTACATTTTTTTACTTGTACAAATACTTGTACAATTCGTGGAATCCGAGAATGAACTGAATTAAAGCTATAAGTATTAAAATTCTATCGTATGTTATTATAGCATACGTCAATACAAGTAAATCAAATACCCAAAAAAGATTTTTCTTCATATTGTTTAAATTTAGTTTATTGAAGGCAAGGAGGAATCGAACCTCCTTAACCGCCCATCGGTTTGCCTAAAGTGACCAAATCACGTAATTTTCGTCAGGAAAGTACGCTAAAGCGTTTTCTTCTGCATCTTTACGTACAAAATCTTCCGTGCGCCCTCCGTGTACATAGTCTTCTATATAGCCGTAAGCACCATTTACCGCGATATTATCTACAACTACGCTTGGATTTGTATCGGAGGGAACGCATCCATCTCGAAGCATATCTAAGAAGAAATTCCAAACAATAGGTGGAATCGTCCAACCGAAGTTGTTTTCAATTTGTTCTTTTCTAGCTTCAAGAATTGTTACATAAGTCTCTAAATCTACTTGAATTTTAATATCTTCCATATTGCTAAAATGTTTTAGTTGTTAATAACTGAAGGTAAGGAGGAATCGAACCTCCTTTGCACCCTTATGTGCTTACCAAGATGTTTCGTAATACTTTTTTCCTGTAGTCGTTGCAGCGCATTTTACAACAAAACTAAATTCGTTGCGTCCACATTCTATGCCTGCCTTTACTGGGTCGATGAATATGTCTATTTTGCCATCTTTGTAGACTACAAAGTAAGATACAAGGATACTTGTATCGTACCAATTCATTAGTGTTTTGTACAATTCTACGTACGTATTTCTATCAGTTAGTACGTTGTGCAAAAAATCATCCTTACAGAGTTCATTTTCAAACTCTAGTCTAGCGATTTTCTCTTTTAGTTCTTGTACTTCGTTTTCGTAAGATTCCATTTTGTTTAATGTTTTGCGGTTAATAAATTGTGCTTGCACGCTAATTTAATAGCGTGCAAGTATTTAAACACGTTTACACGTGTACGCCGTACCCGTCGCGGCCGTTCGGTGGAGTTTTCCGTACCACTCCCAAGCAAAAGCGAACCTTATAAGCGTGTAAACTTTTCTTACATTTGTAAGACGTTACTAATTTACACGCGTTCAGCGTTCGCCCCTATTAAAAAATAGTAACCACCTAAACCACGCAAAGCGTGTACGTATACCGATGGTGTTAGACTTTATACGATTTATCGGAGTAATCCGATGTATTTAACCAAAACAATATGTTTGTCCAATAAGCCAAAGAACAATTTTAACCTAGAAGAAAATCCACAAAAAACCCGTGTGTGTAACAAAACAATGCGTTTTGCCACGTTGGTAGAAACAACTCGTTTCCGTTTGTTCCTTGTTTCTTTTCTAAAGGTTGCTAACCTTTTTAAGTTAGCTTAGTGTTCCCATTCGTGGAACTCGCACCACGTGCAAGGCTTTTACCTTTATGGGATAGATGGAACTAAGCAACTAGTAAAGCCGCTGTAAACTCTGCTTCTTCTTTGCTCTTTCCATTTTCAATGAGTTTAGCAACGATTTTAGCACGTTCCGAATCCTTTTTTTGCTTTGCTTTCGTTTCTTTCGTTAGTGCTTTCTTTGCTTCTCTTTCTTCGTTTCGTTTGTTCTGAAGGATAGCACAAAGAACGTTTATATATTCGTTCGGTGTGTTCTTCGTTGGCTTCATTGCTGAAACCTTTTTGCCGTCCTCAGTTGTGATGGTATAAGGTTTATATATTACTACTTTATCGAAGTAGTAAGCAGCATAGATGCCAAAACTTTCGAACCCTAGTTTATTCGGTTTAATACCAAGTTCTTTCAAAACAGAATACAAAGAGGAATCTCTATCCTTTGCGATTTCTCGAAGTGCACGAAAGACTTCAGTAGGGCGTTCGTAGAACGTTTTTAGCTCTTTCTTTGCACCTTGTTTCAGACTAGAAACTTTTGCTAAACTCTCTTTTTTGTTTAAATTACTCATGATTGAAAGTATTTTTTGTTGTTGATAATTCAAAGAATAACCAAAAAATACCTACCTTTGCACTTGTACCCTCGTACAAGTCTATATTTGTAGGCTTTCTTTGTGCTACATGGTTGCAGCCATGTAGCACTTTTTTTTGGCGTGGAGCACTCTCCTTTTTGATTACACTACAAAGGTACGAAATGCATTTTTATTCTCCAAATTAAAACCAAAGAAAATTGCACTAAAATAAATGTTTATTATATGTAAGGTATATTTAACTTAGTATTACATATATGAAAGCGGTGGTAATTGGGTATGATAGGAAGAAGGGAGACAAAGGAAGCGAGACAAGGGAAGGAAATGGAAGGGAAGGAGAGAAGGAATGGAGAGGTAAGCAAGTATCTACCTAGTTGCTTTTTTCGTCTCCTTTTACTCCGTTCTTGTCCTCTCTCAAGAACTCTTAAAACGTTGTATTTTGATTCTTGCTATATTATATGTAAAATATAGCACTAACTTGCTGAAAATCAAATGTTTGCGAGTGTTACAAGGGGTACACCCCCCCCGATGGGTATATGAATGTTGAGATGTCACCTCTCGTCTATTTTTTTTAATTTTTCCCATCGGTTTTATGTACATGCTTATTTTGCGTTTTTCTTATGATTTCTACACAACTCGTATTTGTTAAAAAAGTTTTATGTATATATTCAGTGTTCCTAATGTATATTTTGGTGTATGTTAAAACTATGGAAAATGTAGCTATAATTAAGAATTGCATATAATGTGTATAAATGGAATAATATTCGTATCTTTGCGGAGAAAACAAAGGGGATTTTTGAGTTATATAGGATTTTGGGTCTTATGTACGTTCACTAAGTTCACTTTGTTCTTATGAGAAAAAAGGAACAATAAAACAAGAAAAATAGGACACTATGTTAGATAGGGAGTTAATATTATGTGATTTGCTTGAACGTTGTGATAAGCAGCGTTGGGGTAATGCTTGTTCTAGTAGTGGTAGTTATGCTGCTCGTGCTTCAAGTTTGGGTTTGGAAGTGTACAATGTTTATTCTGGAAGTGTCTTTGCTTGGTTTAGCAATAAATTGTATTGCTTCAATGGTAAGATTTACGAGGAGGCAGACCCCGATTTGTTGACGTGGAGTTTAGTTAAATTACTTGAAATGATGAGTGTTGATGCAGGAGTGCGTTCTAAGTTGGATATGTTGCTTCGTCAGGCACGTTTATCGGTAAAGATGGAGCATGAATTACGTCCGAGGTTTAATGTTCGTGCTTTTGAGAATGGTGTTGTTGATATTATTACAGGAGAGCTTTATGATTTCAACAAGAAATGGGATGTTATATTTCGCCATGATTATCGGTTTGACAAGAATGCGGACTGTAAGTTGTGGAAGAGTTTTTTAAGACAAGTACTGCCTGAGCGCAATAGTAGATTGTTGTTGCAGATGTTTTTAGGCTTAACGACAATGAATAGATGCGAGATGGGGGCTAAGATAGAGAATTGCTTAGCTCTGTATGGCAATGGTTCAAATGGTAAGAGTGTTATCAATGATGTTGTCCGTGGTGTTTATGGTTCTGAGAATATAAGTACTATGAGCATAGAGAGCATTTTACGCGATGGTGACGATGGTATGCGTGCTAGGTGTCAGTTGGTTGGTAAATATATTAACTATAGTGGAGAGGTTAGTGAGAAAGCTTTATTGGGTCATGAAGCCGCATTTAAGAGTTTTATTAGCGGAGAAGAGCAACATGCTAGATTCCTTCGAGGGAATGTATTTACCATAACAAATGTTCCTTGGCAGATATTTAATTTTAATAATTTGCCAGTTACGAGTGATAGAAGTTATGGGTTCTTCCGTAGATTCTTGTATTTGATATTCAATGAGACTATCCCTGAAAGTATGCAGAATAAGAGCTTGGGCGAAGAGTTGCGAGAAGAATATCCTGGCATACTGAATTGGATTATTCGTGGAGGTAAATATTTGAAGCAGCATGGATATAGATTCCCTAGGAGTGCTAACGGAGAAAGACAAAAATTAGTCTCTATGGGTATGAGTAACCCCGTATTGTCATGGATTATGTTCCATAAGATAAGTTGTAGCCCTAGGGTTGAAGGAGAACAATGGAGATGGGTTAAATCGTCTGTCATGTACGATAATCTATGTAGGTATATTAGAGTAAATGATTTACCAGAGGTTCAAGTTTTGTCTTTTGGTAGAGCTATGGCTAAGGTTGGATTTACGGGGCTGAATAAAAGAAGAGTTTGCTCTGGTTATGAATATAAAGTTTATGGATTTAATACAACCGCAGAAACTATGTCTGACGAAGATATGAGCCTTGAAGCATGGAAGATAGAGGCAGATTCTGAATTTGAGGATGTAGCTGATGATGGAGTATAATTTAAACGTAATAAGAAAATGAAAGAAAAGAAAGAAACCGAGATGAAGGTTAGAGTTGGTAACTTTTTCGTTGAGAGAGACGAAGACGGAGTAATTAGCATCGCGTCTGTATCAAAAAATTGGTTTGTTGGAATCGCAGCAGGAACAATGACGCATCTTATGTTGAATAACACTATATTAGTGGATAACCCAACAGAGCGTGATATTACTATAACTAATGCAGTCATAGTTTCGATGTACACATCTTGTATGATGGCATACAATGCAGATTTCGTGTCAGATGTTTTCAACAGCGCGGAACGTATTGGAAAAAGTGCAGAGGGAGGTGCAGAAGAAGATGATTCTAAAGCAATTGACGAGCTACGCAATTTGGATGATATGAAAGAGGAAAATGCGGCAGAATCTTTAGATGAAGAAGTAAGAGTTTAATGTATTGCATATTTATGCGTTTATTCGTATATTTGCAATAGTATTAGATAGGTTTAAGGTAATTGGTCGGATAAGTTCTAATGCTTATTCGACCTTTATTTATAACATATAGAGATGGCTTACAAAAATGAATACGAACTAAAGGTAAAGGATAAAGACGGGAATATTAAGCTATTTGAGGATGATTTCTCATGCGGTGTTACCGACTTTAAAATGCCTTCCTTTGAGACAAAAGATTTAGACACCAACGACTTTAAGGATGTCGATGGTGACGATACGTATTACCCCGAAGAAGGAATGGTTTATAAGGGTGGAGATTTCGAAGTGAGCCTATGCTACAAGGGGAAACAAGGAAGTTGGCTTGGCATTTTCTTTGAGATAGCGACATTCCTTAAAAACGCCCCACTGACTATTAACCTACCTTATGCAAAAGATAATTCGTGGAATAGATGCCATTTAAAATCAATTTCTGATATTGACGTTTTTAGCATGCCAGTAATAGGAGATGTTGTAGAGTTTAAATTGACCCTCCATGTTGATTCTTTGTTGAACAATGGAGAACTATTCTATACTTGGGTAGTAGACGAAGATGGTAATGTTGTAGTAGACGAGAACGGAACAAAAATTGTTAGCGATGAAGGCTTTGATTTTATACGGCAGTAGTGGAGTTGTTAAAGCTTCTGTTACGAACATAGAGTATAACGGTGAGCACATGGGAGACTGTACTATCTCTGTTAATTTCAAGTCTCACAAACCTATCCCTTTTGATATTGGAGATTTTATAGAATATCGCGGTGAAAGATTCATATTAAATCAAATACCTGCGGTAAAGAAAATCTCTAGTAGAAATAGTTCTGGAGATTCTTTTACTTATGACAATGTGTTATTTTATACTTATGCCTATGAGTTGAAGAGATGTAAGTTCCTAGATTATGTTCTTAATGACAATAAAGTTCATTGGACTTCTCTTCCAACATTCTCTTTCTACTGCGAAAGTGTGTCAGACCTTGCCGAAAGAATACAAGCTAATCTAGACCGAGCGTTCGGGAAAAATAAGTGGTCTGTTAAAGTTGACGAGAGTTTTACAGAGAAAAGGGATAAAAGTATAAGTGTAGATAATCAATCTTGTTGGGATGCGCTAAGCCTTGTTAATACTGATTTTAAAACGAACTTTATTATACGAGGTCGGAAAATTTTTATTGGTGGTCAGGGCGAACTCATAGCGAATAAATTTAGCTATGGTATAGGAAAGGGATTAATCTCTTTAGAAAGGACTATTGATGATAGTAAGGAATTGATTACAAGGCTTCGTGCTTATGGGAACACTACGAATATGCCAACATCATATTACAAGTGGATTTCCATGGGATTTGAGCTTATAGATTTTTACAAGTGCTGCAAAATTTTGTGGGTAAATAATAGCCCCAAGCAAATGGTTTTAACTCCATATTTTGAAGACAAGGCTACAAATATCTTTGAAGATGTTCAGTGCTATAATGAGACCTCTAGTCCTGTAGTTAATCCTAAAATCTCTCTTGTTGATATAAATCCGCGTATTCAATTATATATGTACGTGAACGAAGGAACTCCGACAAGAGATGAGAATAACAATGAAGTATATCCTGATAGTGGTTGGGTTTTAAAAGGTGTGAATCAGTGCGATTTTTGCTCTTATCCTGTTCAAGGAAGCACAACAGAATATGAAAGATGTTGGGTTACACGAGGAGATAGCATAATAGGCCAAATTTTACGACTAGAAGATTTGGGAGGGTTCGCAAGTAAGAAGAACTATATAAAAATAGTTGCTAAATCAACTCGAATATTCAAGTTTTCTCATTTAACTTCAACGGATATATACAAGGAGCATGTAGTTAACGAACTGCCTTTTAATACTCAAAACAATATGGCCGTAACTAGACTTATGTTGCCAATGTTCCCAAACGAGAAAGGTACTCGGCTTCTTTACACTAGCAAGGACGATGAATATTATGGCTATAAACTTGTGTGTAATCAGAACGATGTGTATATAGATAGTGCAAATCGAAGTAAGTATGGAACGTATGAAGGTACTATGTATGTAGACGGAACAGACAATGAAACAACAGACGAAGATGTTTTTCCTTCTATTGAAAATATTACCTTTCAAGATTTGAAAGATGCAGGTTGTGAAGTTTATGGTGATTTAAATTCAAAAATCAACACTGTTAGGTCGTCTGATAAAATTACTGACGACGGGGACTTAGACCTTAGCAAGGTTGAGAAAAACTATGTATTCATTTGGATAAACAATATAGGATTCGATATTAACGACTATAAATCAGAAAACCCTCCAAGTATCTATTTTAAGACAGGTATGTGTGTAGGGCGAGAATTTGAAATTGCTAGTTGCGAAAAAGTTAGTACTGGTTACAAATTAAAGATATTAAGAAAGACAGATGGAGACATAAATGTTGTTTTCCCTAATAAGACTTTCTGTATTAGCGCAGGAGATGAATTTGTCCTCTTAAATATTAAGATGCCTGATTTGTATATAAAGATGGCCTCTGAAAGACTTTTAAGGTTGGCTCTTCCATACCTCAAAAAGTTTAGCAAACAAAATTATGTTTATCAACCAAAGATTGATAATTTGTGGTTTTGGAGACAACATCAAGCTGCTAAGAAATTTGGAAAGAAAAGTCTATATAGTACTATAAAAGAGGGAGATATATTCTTTGTTGACGAATCCGCGGACTTGAATATTTCCGAAAAAGTAAGAATTAGCACATTGAAAATTACCGAAAATGATTCTTCCTCAATTCCACAGATAGACATAACATTAAAAGATGATGAGAGATGAGTGAAAAAACAGTGAAACTAAGTGTCGTTCTCGCTAATTTACAAAAGAAACAAGGCGAGACAAGCGACAAGATAATTATTAGTAGTAATGGAGAGAATCGCTATGTTTCCCCAGCGGAGTTGCCAACGGCAAATAGAAGTCAGAATGGCCAAATGAGTAAGGAAACTTACAAGACTCTTGTTACGCAGGTCGTGAGAATTGACGAGATAAATGGTAAGCTAGGTGAGCCATTCGATAGATTGATGATTAGGTATAGGGCAACCCCTAACTGCGAAACAATAGATAAATTCAATCTTTGGATAAATGCCATATTAAAGAACGATGATAAGCAAGGGATAGCCATAGTTCCTGTATATGGTATTCCTATGCTTGTAATGACTGCACAGACTAATAAAGATAAAAACATGTGGATGCAAACTTTATTCGGATGCGTATCATTATCGGAAGACAAGATGAGTATTGCGGAAGCTGGCACTTATCTTCCCTACGTGCAGTTGGTTAGGTACTTTAACAAGAAAACCTCAATTAACAAATGGGATGAATGGGAAAATATTAACCCATCAGCGCAGACCGCAGTCGCTGGCACGAAAAAGAACTACGTCTACTCGCAAGGCAAGAGCGAAGACACTAAGACGCTCATAACTTCGAAATTTTGGATTTACCAACATACGGACGGGAATGCGTTCCTACGTTTCAAGCATTATGGAGCGACAAACGATAAGAACGAGACTGATTATAGTCAAGTGCAGATACCTAACGCATGGGTTGGAGCTAACGGCCTTCTCCGCCGTGATGTATATTCTCGCTTAGATAGCTTTGCTCTACGTGAGGAAAATTCTACTGCAACACAGGTAAACATCGTCACGCCCATCTTCACCACTGGCGGCACTCGCACATTAACAATCTCACGCGCTACAAGCGCTAAGGCAGGAGTAATGAGTGCAATTGACAAGGCAAATCTTGATAACATCGTGAATTTCGCCCGTGACCTTGGAAATTATTCGTCAGAAGATGAAGCTCTTGATGCGCTGAAAGATGTTGGTATTTCAGGCAATTCTAATATTGTTCATGCTCATTGCACGTATGGAGATAAGAAGATGAGCATAACGATGATGCAGAGCATAGAGAATGATTATTGTAGACAGATAATCTTCAACAAGTCGAAGTTGTATCAGCGAGCTATTTATTTCACGAATGGTGAACGAACAGAAATATCCTATGCAGAAGATTGGAGCTTTCTATCGGGAGACCGTCTAAGTTGGGATAGCGAAAATAACAAGTATTCGTTATGTGCCTTCGATACTGTCTTCAACCAAGCCTATTGTGACCCGATTCCATTATCGAATGGCACTATTGACGGGTTGATGAGCAAAGCTACTTACAACACTCTTGCTACGCAGGTTAAGAAAATCAAAGAACTAGAGCGACAGATAATAGTTCTACAAGAGAGAATTGCAAAATTAGAAAACAAGTAAAAAAATAAACATGCTCAAATCAATTAGTACTAGCGGTGGAAACCCTATCGTAGTTACAAGTGGAGCAATGGCTATCAACGCGCTATATGTTGAAACGCTCCAAGTATTCTACTCCTTACGATGGGCAATACTATTCATAATTGTGCTCGTATTCACCGACTTTTGGAGCGGCCTAACTGCAAGTGTAAAAGTACGAAAAGAAAATTTTCGGTTGTCTCGCGCTCTAAGACGAACAATAGCAAAATTCTTAGAATACATCAACTATATCATCTTCGGGCTACTCCTAGCCAAGGGCACACTAGAGCCTTTCAATATAGGTTCTGACGTCACAGGAGGAGCAATCGGAGCAATATTCGCACTCTTTATTGAAGCTGATTCTATCTACGGACACATCTGCGACATTCATGGTATACGAAAGCGCATCTCCATTAAGCGGTTTATCGTTGCCTACATTAAGCGAAAAAGCGAGGATGTAGGGCAAGCGGTAGAAGAGAGCCTAGGAGAGGATAAAAAATCTGACGAATGATGCAATAACATCACCCGTCAGAGAAAAAATTGAGGAATATGGGAAATTTTTCCAATACGAAAGTACAAAAATATGGCAAACTACAAAGAACTAGTCCCCTTTATCCTGCGTTGGGAGGGTGGATTTACAAACAATAAGAACGACAGAGGAGGTTGGACTTGCAAGGGCGTAACTCTATCCACCTTTCGCAGCGTCTATGGTCAGAATAAAAACGCAAACGACCTAAAATACATCACAAATGAACAATGGATGCACATCTTCAAGACCCTATTTTGGGATAAATGCAAGGCAGACAAAATACAAGACCAAAGCATCGCAAATATGCTTGTAGATTGGGCGTGGAATAGTGGCGCAGTTCACCCTATTAAGGCATTGCAGAGATGTGTAGGAGTTACGGCTGATGGCATAGTAGGCTCGCGCACATTGGCGGCAGTAAACTCTGCAAGTCCTTTGTCGTTATTCGGTCAACTCCGAGAGAGACGCATTCAATTTTACAATAATATCGTAGCTAACAATCCCTCTCAAAAGAAATTTCTTAAAGGATGGCTCAATCGCGTAGCCCACATAACCTATGGCAAACTATATTAAGCACATATTGCTATTTCTTTTGCTCCTCACGGCCTTTAGTGGGTGCGCAAGGAGAACCTATCAATCGGTAGAGAAGACAGCTGATACGCTGATTATTACTCGGACTGATAGCGTTATTGTGCATGATACCATCACGACTATTTCACAAATTGAAACTACCGATAGCATCGTAGAGAGAGTGCAAACAATCGTTTTAGTGGATAGTGCAGGGAAGGTGCTTAGCAAGGTCGTGTATCGGGATAGAGGAGTGTATCATAATAAGGATGCGCTCTCCTCTTCTCATCACGTAACGAATAGGGCGCAGAAGAAGAATGAATCTCAGCGAAGCGTAGCGAATAAGCAAGAATCTGTGAAGAGCGAAATTAAGATTGCTTCGCGAAGGAAGGCACTCGTTACGATTATCTCATTCGCATTCTTGATAGCCCTTGTTGTGACCATATATAGGTACATTTATTCGAAAGGTAAGTAGATTGTTTTTGGATTCCAAGCGTGAAGTGGCCAGTGGGCTGCTTTGCGCTTTTATGCTTTTATTTTTTTTATTCCAAAAAACAATCAAAAATGAACGAATTAAAAGAAATTTATCAGAGAGCCGTGGAAGCGGTTCTAAATGCGAGTGGCCTTACACGTGGTCAACTCGCTAATTGTCGTGCGGAAAAGTGCGTTATTGCTCGAGTGGTACTTGTAGACGTGCTTATGCAGATAGGCTTTACCGAGACAGACATCGTTGTGCTAAGCGGAATGAGCCAACAGATGGTGAACTCGTTGAAGAATAGTGCTAGGCACAGACTGCAAGGGCTAGCGGCACGGATTATGAGGGAGGAGGTTGTGCAGAATTTGCAAAAGAAAATTACCTTATAAAGTAAATTGTGTAGATTTTTTTTTCTTACCTTTGCGCTATAAATAAGACATAAAATATGAAAGCTCAGAAGTTCTTTGTGGATGCTGTTAATCGGATTCCAGACAATATCAATAGGCAAGTATGTCTATCAATGTCTGTATCTGATAAGATAGCAGACATTTTGAAGGAAAGAGGGATGACGCAGAAGGAATTTGCAAAAGGTATAGGGCGTTCTGAAGCTGAGGTTTCAAGATGGCTCAGCGGAACACACAACTTTACCTTGTCTACTATTGCAAAGATTTCTTCCTATCTTAAAGAGGATATTATCCAAATTTCTTAAAAGGACTTTAATTTATAAAGCAGCTCGCAAGGGCTGCTTTTATTGTGTCTAAAAAAGCGAGGGGCACTGCCTCTCGCTATAGATATTATTCCAAACCAAACTCTCTGTTTCTCGCATGGTTGGTCGTTGGACTCTCAATGAGTGTTCTTTTTATCGTTTGAACGAGTTCATCTTCTAAAGAGCATTGGTATGTATCTTGATTCAACTTAATCACTTCTATGGATTTTATTTTTGTGCAGTTAACAAAGGAATTGTGAGCCAAACACGGACATTGCTCTGTAGATATTGGCATAAGGTAATCTGTAAATAGATATCCCATTCTGGAATTTACCCTTGAATTGATTACAACTCCTCCTACTGCATTTCCTCTCCCATCAAAACCGAGAATAATGAAGAACTTGTTTCTTGTTGCATATCCATCTTTCGGTGTTATTCCATTGCTCTCGTCCATTGACACATAATGAACATCGCCTATTTGTAGTCCATCCATTACGCGAGTGCTTTATCTAGTTCAAGATTTTCTTTAATATAAGATATCAGGTCTTCGTCATTGTTGACATCTCTTACCATACCTATAATATCCATTTCCTTTCGTCCACTAGAATTGTACGCGCGCTCCCATTCAGTCCCATGAGATTTTGCTCTTAGCTGTCCATAGGGCATCTTAGCATTTTCTTCGATAGACTTGTCAAGTTCTTCTTGTTCAGCTTGAGAGATATAATCGATGTCAGCCTCTCTCTTTGCCACAAGGATGTAGGACGCATCTTCTGTCCCAAATCGTACGCATTCGCTTAGCATTTCGGAAAGTTCTCCATCTCGCCTATAGTCACCCTTAATACAATCATACAAAGATGAAGGTACTGGCCCATCTGGAAGAGCACAGAAAGTATCTTGTACCATCGGCATACCCCATTTCGCGAGCATAGAAAGGTTTGCAAAGTATAGGACTTTGAAAACGTGATAGTAATCTAAGCCATTCGTCTTGTTTAGAATATATAGAACTATTTCTGTTAGATGTCTCTTTTCAAAGCTATTCATATGCTATAGAGTTTTGGTTAAGAATGTTTACTGCATTGATTTACGAATGCCGTCACCAACTTGACGCCAATCTTTGCTCATATCTTCTTCCACATTGCCTTTAAGATAAGCTTCCTTATTAAAAGAGCAAAAACCTCTAATATTGAGCAAACTTCCAATTCCATAAAGGATGGAATTTCTATATCTAGAAACGCTTCCCATGATGATTGAGTTAGAGTGTTATTATTCTGCTGCAAAGATACAATCTAAATCAACACAAGTCAACAATCAACCACATTTTAACAAAAAAACGAGCATTGAAACCAATGCTCGCCCGTCCCAAAAGGTTCGATTAATATCTACGATAGTAGAAATTTTATTTGTATTTCAATTCCAGCTTTAGGACGTTGCAATGATAGAAATTACGTTTCACCCTACCAAATTTTTCACAAGAAAAAAACAAACAACTTACAAAAGTAACAAATAACTTACAAACTGCTTCTTCTCACCTTTGCGGTATCGGGAAATAGTTCCCGACTAACTAAAAAAACACTATTATTATGAGTGAAGTTGAAAAAGTAATCTGTTGCGACAGAGGTAATGATGCGCTTGCTTATGCGGCAATGGCGAACAACAAGGGCAATGACCCCATGGCCTTGGCTGCAATGATGAATGGTGGCCTTGGAGGTGCAAACCAATGGCTTAACAATCCGTTTTTGTATCTTATTTTCCTTGCCATGTTCGGTGGCAATGGCTTCGGCTTCGGCAACAACCGCAATGGTCTGCAAGATGCCGAGATACAGGGTCAAATTCAGTCGTTGCGCTCACAGATGGCCGACAACCACAACTCCGACTTGCTGATGCAGGCAATCAAGGGCAATAACGATGCGTTGACCACGTTGGGCGCAAACCTTAATTGCGACTTCAACCAGTTGCAGCAGGGCGTGTGTGCAGTTCGCTCCGCTATTGACAATGTAAGCGGACAGGTAGGATTTTCGGCAGAGCGCGTAATCAACGCAGCGGAGAGAGGTAATGCAGCTGTAATTCAAGCAATACAAAATTGCTGCTGCAACACGCAGAACAACATCACCAAGATGGGCTATGAGAATCAGCTCGCAATACAAGGACAGACCAACTCCTTGCAGCAGAGCCTCAATTTTGTAAACTCATCGGTGGAGCGCGGATTTAGCTCGGTTGGCTATCAGATGTCGCAGGACAAGTGCGATGTTATACGCGCAGGTCAGGACAACACACAGCGTATAATTGATGCCTTGAACAACCATTGGTATGCTGACATTGACCGCAAGTATCAAGATGCACGTTTGGAATTATCACAACAAAGCCAGACAGCAGCCTTGATTGCGGCACTTGGTAAGACCACAACTGCAACAACTTGAAGAAGTGGTAAGACCTATGTGGCGAAGCCCGAAGAGTTTCAGATCAATTTGCTGACGCCAGCAAAAAGGTCGAAAAAGTCACGTAGGAGTAAGTAATCAAAAATGCACGTGGGGCTTTATGTTCCACGTGCTTAGTAACAAACAAAAGCGTTCTTTGACATCATGGGTTGTGGCAATTTGTGGTAATTTTTCCATTTTAACTTGCATCGTATTGGTTTATATTGGTATATTTGCACATAACAAAAACAATTAAATATGAGAAGTATCACTTTAAAAGGAACATTTAGGCGAAAAGGTACAAGTGAAGCCTTTATACCAGTTTATCGTGGAAGTTCTCACGATGTCGAAAACATTAGGGACGATTTCCGAAGAGTAGGTTCGGATATGCGCTCTGCTATGAATGAAGCTAAAATAAAGTGGTATGGCAAAGAAGGCTGAACAAACTCAAATACGAGAAAATAGTGAGGGCAAATTATCGGCAGTAAGAAATACTATTGTTGATGATAACTATCTTCCTTCTGCTGAAGAATTATCCAAGTATCAGAACATATCTAAGGATATTATACCTTGGATTATGCAGCGTGTCGAGAATGAGCAAAATGCAAGGCTTAGGTTTAATGACGGGAATATCAGATTGGCTGAGAAGGATTTAAAGTTTCGACAGATATACGATATTTTAGCATTGATTTTTGCTTTCCTACTTGCAGTAGGGGCTATTTTAGCTACTATATGGCTTCTAGAAAGAGGTTATAATATAGCTGGCTCTATGTTTGCAGGTGGAACGATAGCTCTTATCATATACGCATTACTCGGAAAGCGAAAGACTATAAAGCAGTAATTTTTGCTTATTACTATCAAGATAGCGACAACCCAAAATCAAGGGATGTCGCTATTTCTTTTTAATATGCTATTCAAAGATATAAAGACAGGCTATCCAATCTACTTCCTTGACAAGGATAGCGTAAGATTCTATCAAGGCAAGGTGGTAAGTGTTGCCGTTCCTCGCTACAACAATCAGGTAGGTGCAACTTATGGAACACAACCTACTGGCATGGTGGTGGATATTACCATTGAAGCGGAAGGAGCAACAAAGACCTATACAATTCCCGAAACATCTACTATTACCTATGCAGGCAATCTTGTGCTTTCAACAGACAAAGAAGGAATACTTAGAGAGGTGGAAGCACTTAAGGTTGCAAGCGAGGAGGCATTGTCACAGGTGGAAAGGCACAAGCAAACGGTTACAAATTGTAGCCAGTTGATGGAGGAACTTAATCCTTCCTTTGCCGAAAAACGTGCGCAAGAAAAGCGTATTGAGGGGATAGAGAACGAGGTGAAGAGCCTTAGCAGTATAGTGAAGGATTTTATAAATGAGTTTAAAAAATGAGGATATACGTAACGATAGGAAAGAAAGAGGAGTGCAAGCACTTCGATAAGGAGAGCGCAGAAGAGGCGGTGAAGAGAATTTACTATACCTCTAAGGATGGAGTAGAACATCATGGCGCACACTGGACGCTAGAACAAGTTCTTGAAGCCACTAGTAAATTACAGTTTAAAGAGTGCGTAACAGACTACGATAAGTATGTAGCGTTCAATGCTGCTTATGCAGACTTGAATAAAACGCTAACGACAGAACTAATCATAGAGACTGCTTATGCTTTCTTCTTCGAGGACGAGGATGCTCCTTGTAATAAGATTTGGCTATATATGAGGAGCTTTTGAAAATAAAGGCAAGTACCACACATTTTAGTGGTGCTTGCCTTTGCCTATTATAGTAGAATCGTTATGTATGAGAAGTCTCTGAATACATTTCATCCGCTAGATTCTGAACAGTCTTAACGTAATTCGTAAGTGATAATATGTCAGAGCATAATTCGCTAACTTCGTTTATAGATTCTAGTATTTGCGATTCTTTTGAATTTTTCTGTAAATGAGAAATTGTCGTTAATGCACACAATGCTTTAAATCTAATAAAACGAATATCAAAAGTCTCCGAATTTTGTATGATTTTTTTTACATTCATTTCTTTATTACTTTAAAAGATTCACATTCAATTGAATACGATAAGGAAAAATCCTTGCTACATGCGCCTTTGATAAAACGTTCGCACTCTGTGCATGGAGTTTTGCTTTTATACTTTTTCATAATTTATATCCAATAAACACTAGGAGCGCCACTAAATCCTTTAACAAACTCAAACCAAGCGTAACTTACTGCACTCCCGATTTTTTTTATTCTTTCAAAGTCTCCGTTTTTTGCGCATACCATACGTCCTATAAATTGATATATATTCTTAGGAGGATAATATTTGAAAATATTCTTATATCTATTCACTCCTTCTAGAGATTGCGTTTTAAGAAAGAATATGGCGCGTTCTCCGTCTTTTAGTAATCCAAGAGCGTGCAATATGAAGCTATCAGCAAATTTATATGGAGGATTTGTCATTATGCAGCATTCTACACCCGAAAATGGTGTCTCTTTTGTTTTCAAGAAGTCAACACCACAAGCTCCGAATCCTCTGTTAATTAAATCTGAAGCATACACACCACATCCTAATTCGCTTAATCTTTTCGCTAGATGTCCTTCGCCACAAGCACATTCCCATACGTATGATGGAATTTTAAAACTTTTGCAGTTGAAAAGTTTATCAATTGCTGATGGGTCTGTTGCGTAATAGTCGTGTTCTTCTCTTTCTTGTAAGCAATGTGTATTTGCGCCTAAACATTTAAAGGTTGAGTTAGAGCCTCCAGTCCAGTCTTTGCTCATAGAATAGTTTTGTTTTTTGTTTTTGCATATTCTCTTAGCAATCTTATAGCTTCGTCAAGTGCTTCTCCTAATTCTTTGGGGGTCAGCATGGGGGAGTTGATTGCACCTCTGCGCCACTTCTGGTGAAGGTGGAGCGAATGAATAACTTGTTTGATTGTCATTTGATTTGCTTTAGGATAGGTATATTGTAAATTCTTGCCACTTATTTTTGGATGAGACAATGCTTTGATTTGTCACAATCTTTTGTGAAGTACAGAGCATCACATTGTAGCATCACTGCGAGGTCGTGAGCAACAGCTTCTTCGTATTCTTCATCTCCATACTTGGCAATTGTATTGAGAGGAGAAAGGACTATGTAGTCTTTCGCAATTCCAAGTTCCTTAACGGAAGCTACAATTTTCTTCATGTAATGCTCCTCTCTGTTTATTGCAGGAAAGGAAACGAATAATTTCTTTTTGGTCATTTGTCTTTTTTGTTTAGGTCTCTGATTATTGAGAATGTTAGAATACCGATACAGATAATGATGATAATATCCATGTTATTTGCGCTTTTCGTAGCCCGCGACAAAGCCTTTACAAAATGCTTTTCTGCATGTTTCGGCTTGCCTTGGGTTACATGTGTGGTAATCTGTACAATCGTGGCAACTCATTGAGTTTACCATCTCGTTAGCTAATTCGTATGGCTCTTTCATGTATTTTTCGATGGTTTTTTCCTCGAAGCCATAAGCCTTTAAGAAAGATGCGAACCCTTGTTTACTCATAGTTCCTATCTCTGTAAATGTGGTTGATTGAATCTACTCCTACGAAAGCATTGCCATTCTTGATGAAGTAAGCCTTTCCCTCTCTTGTTGAGATACGGAAAGAATCTGCTTCGATTTTCAGCGTGTCGTTACAATTTGCTCTTACAACGATATAAGGACGTTTCTCTGCCTTGTGTTCATTGTAGATAATTACTGCTATTTCCGTTACTATCAGGAATGCGAATGCAGCAAATAAATATTTCTGTTTCATTATTCATAGGGTAATAAATCTTCGATGTATAGCCATCGAATGATGTTGTTTATCCTGCGGTGTTCTTCCCACCGACCTTGATTCCACCGACCTTGATTAGCGTCTACACTAAAGACGCTCCCATGAAGGTCTTTCTTCTCTACGAGAATAGGTCTATTGGGGATTGGCTCTTCTTCTGTGTCGTGCCAAAGTATTTCAAATAGAGTGTATTTTCGTTTTCCCATGTTCGTTGTTTTAGTCACCCCACCATAGCGGTGGGGCAATATGTTTTACAATTTCTTTTCCTTTTTTTGGTCAAGCTCTTCACAAAGTTGCTCGTAGCTCTTATTCGTTCCTATCAAACAAGAGGTAATCTTGGAGTAAGGAAGTATTTGTTCCCATGAGTAAGTGCCACCATATTCATTGTAAAATAATATTTTGCCTGTGTTTTTATCCTTTCCAGCGCAAACTGCAACGTCCCATTTGGAAGGTGCTTTGTCTCTCACTAGACAAAGCTGATTCTTCTGTGGGATAAAATTGGAGTAGTCTTTATGATAAGTAGGTATCTCTAAAATGAGATTACAACAACTTTTGTAACTCGGGCAACTTATTACCAAGCCTTCTTCTGTGCAAGTGTACAGCATTTCACTTCCACAATCATTTGTGGCAAGTATTACAATAGGATATTCTTCAATCGGTTTCTTGTCCCAACACACGATTCGGGCTTCTCGTCCATCTAATGTTGTAATTCTTCCTTTCATTTCTCCTTTTGCGATTTTCTTTGCTAATTCGATGTTAAAGGGGATGCGTTTATATTTTGTTTGTACCATTCTTCTTATATTTTTAAGTTTGAATTCTCAGAATTTTACTAGACCTCCATTTCTCAGTTTTATGCTTTAATCATGAATAATGACGTAGTTTTAATTTATTGATAAGTACATCTGCATATTTAATAGCGAGTTCAGTAGAAGACTCAACTCTTTTGTCTTCGTCTAAAAGGCTTCCAATATCATCAAAGTATTCTATGCAATCATGTAGAATTTCTTTTGCTATCTCGTATCTACGTCGTTCCCAGTTAATGTTATTGTTATTATCTGGTTGTGATTTGTATGCAAAATACAAAGAAATATTCTTGTCATAACCATACTCTGAATTGATAAGAAAACCATTAAACTTAGCAAGTATAGGCCTATTTGTTTGTTCTGCTATTTCAAGAACTTTCTTGACTGCGTCTTCTAAAGATGTCATAGGTTTTATTTCTATTGTTTCCATAATTACTTAATTTTTTAATTGGTAAGTAAAATATCTTTATCAATTAGTTTTATTATCTAAAACTATAAAATTTTTTTGTGTCTCATAATCATCAACAGAATATGAATCTATAATTAACTTCCCATCTTTAATCCAATCAAGTTGATCTTCTTTGGGTAGACTTTGAAAAGTTTTATAATCTTTATTATTTAATTCAAGTTCAAAATGACCTCCTCTTAGATAACCTTGAACATATTCACAATCTAATATTATTTTTTCATTGTTTTCTTATGGTTTGGTGTTTCTAAAAGATGTTCGTTTCCCTCGTAGGGGATGCACTGTTTCCACCTCATGTAAAGGCAGACATATTCATTGTCACTATCCATGTGACTGAATATGTTGCAAACCCAATCACATTCGTCATTATCTCGTACAAGCACCTTATCAAATGGCTTGAATTGAGTTTTAGTTTCTTGGCCAGGCACTTCAAACTTGCTCCAATCGCGTTGTGTCTTGGATGGGAAAAGTGTAGGTTCTGCATTTGTTATGTTATATTTGCCATCTTCTGTGTAACTCACTTTGTCCCCACTCTTTAATATACGACAACATATAGGATAAATATCATAATGCGAGTAAACACTCACTAAGCTTAATTCACCATATATTGGGCTATATAGTCTTGTGCCACTTGGATAATCTTTTAATATTTCTGCTATATTCATTTTTTATTTTTTTTGATTGTATATCCTCTTCTTTCTAATTCTTCAACAAGGTAAGAATCATCGAGACCACTAATAAATCTCTGTTGTGATTCGTCTGTGCACTCATAAAATATATTTTCAAGCACTTCTGATTGTTCGCGTTCCGAAACAGATTGGAGAATGTCTATATCTTCAATATACGATGTGATTTCTATTTCCATATTTTTTAATTTTTATTTGTTTGTAAGAATACTATTAACATATCTTACTACTCGTCTATATGCGATTCCACTCTCTCTGCTATCCAAAAATGCTTTGGTTATGAGTTCTTCGCCAGTACCATAAAAACAACCAACTTTCCACATGTTGTTGTTTCTAGTCCAAGTAAAATAGCGCCCACTACTCCACCAATTCTTAAATACTATATAATCTCGTATTGATTTAATTATAGCATCGCCAAAGATTTCTGCGTTTCCATAGATTCTTACATCGCCGCAAACTTTTGCTATGTCAGCTATCATGGCATCACCATAGACCTCTACATCGCCAAAGACCTCTGCTTTGTCAAAGACCCTAGCTTCGCCAAAGACCCAAGCTTCGCCAAAGACCCTAGCTTCGCCAAAGACCCAAGCTTCGCCAAAGACCCTAGCTTTGCCATAAATCCAGCAATCTCCTTCTTGCGAAAGGTTAAGTTCTGACTGCACAAATCCTCCTTTATCACCAGCTCTCACATTACCAAATTCTCTAAGAGCTTCGATTCTATATAACGTTACACCACCATATTCGATGGTTTCGTCTGTCAATCTATATTTTTGTTTCATTGTTTTTTAATATTAGAGAATCATTCATCTACCTCGTCCACTCCATAAGCCTGTGGAAGCCTACGAATAATTTCTGAGACATAACTATCCTTTGTCAGAGATACGAACTCGCGAACTGTGGTGCTGCCATCAAGATTTATACCCTTATCATCGCAAAAAAACTCTCTTCCCATTAGGCATGAGCCAGTGAGGACGTGGTGATAAGTGAAAAGGTCGCGATTGGAATAGGGCGTGTCGTAGTCGGGGAATTTCTTTACAAACGCTTCTATTCTTTCTTCCTCTGTGCTATCGTCATAGAGTTTTTCTTGCAGAGAAGAGAAGGCATCATGCAATGTTTCACCATGCGAGAAATGATTTTGTTCCTTGACAATGTAGCAAGGATGCAAGGTAAGATCGCTATGTAGTAAAAAACCTTGTGCGATGTTGCCGTGAATTGATGTGATAATCGTTTGAATGTCATCTACGGAATAAACCTTGTTTCCATTCAGTTCCTTTATGTAACAGCCTGTAATAGAGCCACATCCACAACCCTCGCCATATTCAGATCCGTAACCATTGCCATAACCAACGCCTTCGCCATAGCCATAGGAGTCGCAATTACCAGAGACACCGTAAAGACAACGACTGTCGCCACGAGAATCGGCAGAGCCACATCCTGAACCATCGCCTTCGCCATAACCAAATACACCACCAGAGCCACCACCAAAGCCATCGCCATAGGTTTTGCTCAGAAATGCTTTGATGCGAGTATCTAAAGTTTCCATTCCTCCACTCCTTCTATTGATTTGATTGCTTTGTCAGAGCAAGGAATGATTTCTATGGCATCAAGAATGGTAATGCTTTGTACCCTGACGGTAAACTTGCATTCTTCGGGTTTCGACGTGCCATCTGTGGCGAGCTGAGAGAGGGACGCTGCTCCAGCCCAGTACCAAATTCTACGTGCATTGTGAAGCGTTACTTCTTGGCCTTGGTGCGCTACAAGTGTTCCAAACTCTACTCCGCTGCGGTCGCCACGTATAATTACCTTCTTTCCAATGTTTGTTTCCATTTCTTTATTTGTTTTTTTTGTTGTTGTCACCACTTCTTCTGGCAACTGTGATTATTGTTTATTTATTCTCTCGTACTCCTGTACTTCCAAGTCCGCCACTTCCGCGCTTCGTCTCGCTTAAAGCATCTACTTCCTCATATTCCACTTCTGGTATAGGGAGTATAACTGCTTGTGCTACTCGGTCGCCAATATCGTAGCTACATAGGTCGCCATAATCGTTGATGAGAACCCTTACTTCACCTCGGTAATCATTGTCTATCACTGCTACGCTATTAGCCATCATTGCATGATGCTTGTAGCACGATGAGCGAGGGAAGATAAACATTCCGTAGCCTTTAGGAATTTCAAAGGCAAGGCCTGTGCCGTAGATGGTAGTATCTTGTGTTTCTGATAGAATGCTTGTTGCCGTAAGGTCGAAGCCTATTGCTCCATCTGTCATCATTTTGGGGAGCACCGCATTGGGGTGCAGTTTTTTTACTTTAATCTTCACCATGTTTTTTTTATGTGTTTTGTTTAAAATCCTAATCGCTTTATAGATTTTGTGGTCTCCTTGCATATATATATCGAAGTAAACCCTCCTTATGCGCCAATAATTAGTACTGACGCAGAATATCTTCTTCGCTAGTCTCTTCTTCATAATCTGTAAAGCGTAACCATATCCTCCGCACTTAGAGCATAGGGGTTAATTATCAGTATCTCTTTTATGTGCGCCTTGACTGTGCGAGGGAATACTAACGTTCCATCTGCCTTGCGCCTTGTGTAGAGTTGTACACGTTCTTCTTTTGTCATTTAATATTAATATTACCTCACCTTGGCACTATATTTGCTTTTTAAAGTTTGACAATTTTGTCACAGAACTTTATAAAAACGTTTTTATTATGGCGAAGAAAGCCACAATTACAATCAATCGTAGTGCTAAGACTGGACGCTTCGTGTCGTCAAGCTATGTAAAATCACATCCTTCAACGACTGTCACGGAACATCGTCCTAAGGGTTAGTTATTTGTAATTTCCTTTATTAGGAACTGAGTTAAATAGGCATATGCTTCTTCACTATCAGATGATAAGCGTATGCCTATTCTTTCTAATAGGTTGTATACCGCATGGAATACTTCATGTGCAACCAAGCCTATATTGGGCTTCTTTTCAGAAAACCACATTATCGTTTGGCCAGTTTCCAACATAAAAGTCTCGGCAAGAATCACAGCTTTATCTTGACTGAGAATATCTTTAACTTCATCAACATACGATGTAAATCCATTATCCTTCATGTATTTGATGAGAGATTCTTCTGTTCCAAAATGAACAAGGACATCTGCATTGTATACGTTAATATGAATTAGCTTTGTCATCTTACCATGCAAATCTAAAAGGAACATTCCTCAAAGTTGGGAACTTCGTCAGCGTAGCTTTTCGCATTTCCGTATCTTGGATAGGCCACAAGGGGTTGTATTCCATTGTCACGCTGCCATAGTAGCGGTCGCCCACCATCACATCGAATGTAAATTTCTTCATTTGTTTTCCTCGTTGAATCTGTCAATCTCTTTCTTATCATAGTATAAGTCGAACAAATCTTCTTGAAGCTTGGCTGATGCGCCTATTAACGCTTCAAGGTCGTCATAATCCAACTTGTACACACTAATGTTCTCTCCATTTTTAAAGAAGGTCGTCTGTACGTAGACACCGTCTTCGTCAGACTTCGCATTCAGCATGATACTATAGTTTGCCTTTCTCATTGTTCTTCTCGCTATCGGGCAGAATACCCATATCCTTCAGAACTCGTTCGTTATGACCTTGAATAGCAGCGTAACGCTTGCCATCCTCGAAGCCCTCATCAAGTCCTTTCTTGTGACCATCCTCGAAGCCTTTATCATAGCCCAACGCTTGACCTACATCGTGACCACTCTTGTAGCCCTCTTTATTTCCATTGTTCTCTCCAATTCGGTAGCCATAGCCATAGAAGATAACGCAGGCAAATACCAAAACGAACATTACGATTGTTATATTCACTATCATCATGATTCCAATTATTTTTCGATTTCTTTTGTTAGTCTTTCATACTTTTCATCCAAAACTCTTAGACGCTCGTCTAAAACTCCTCTTTTGTGCCCATCCTCGAAGCCCTTATCATAGCCATTATTCTTACCATTTAGGTAGACATAGTAGTCAGAAACTACTACTAGCACAAACACTACTATCACAATCGTTAATACGAACTTTACGATTGTTCTTTTCTCTATCATCGTTGTTTAATCTTCTTCGTTTAACTTATCTAGTAAGTTTTGAGCGCAAGCCCAAGCCCACCAATCGTTTTCACTATCCTCGAAGGATTTTATATTTATCCATAGGAAGCCTAAAAATCGCTTCTGCACGTGATACACATCATGATGCTTAATTTCTTCGTCCTGCATTGATGTGATTAGCGTATTGTGGTTAGCAATTACGCATTTCTTGATTCTGTAACTCTGCTTCATTGAGGTTTTGTTTTTCTTCTTCCTCGCCCATCTCGAAAGTCTTAGAAATAATCTCTCGCATTCGATTGAACGATTGTAGATTGTTAAATAGATTATCTGCCGATAGGCATACGTTTTTATCTTCGTTGATATTAACATCAGGTAGTTTTGGATTGATAGCTTTATTCAATTCGTCAATCACCTTTTGGAGTGCCTTTTGAGTGGATTCAGCGTACATTGCTGATAACTTCTCTAATGCAGGACATTCCATGATTTTAGCACCTACGTCCTTGCATAGCTGATTGTTAGCGTATTCAAGAAGAGCCATGCTACATACGAGGTCAGCAATTAGTCCCGATTCCTTGTACCCATTGGCAGTAAGTACTTGCATTGTGGTGAACTTGAAAGGAGTGAACAAGTAGCCCATATCTTCGTTTGTGACCTCTGACAATAAATCATAGCGTTCAAGGTTACTTTCGTTTGATTGCAACGCTAGTGCTATTTCGCTATCCCATGCGGCTATCTTCCGCTGCACATCTTTTGCGTGCTGCTTCACTTTTTGCTTATAGTACTTGGTCTGCGAAAGAGTTACTAGTGCGCTTCTTACTCTTTCGTTAGCAAATTCCTTTCGGATAACGTTAGAGTAGAATACATAACCGAAGAGCTTGCTTTCGTGGGTACTCTCAATGTAGCTCAATTTCTCTGCCTTTTCCAACTTGTCTTTCATTACAGACAAAGCGCTCCATAGTGGCTTTCCTAGTCTTGGCGCAAATTGACTACCATGCAGTTTAGGATAAATTGCTCTTGCCATATTTATTTCTGTATTTAGTGATTTCTTCTTGTGTTAATTTGTGGTCTGTTTCCACGTAGATAAAATTCCCATTAGTTTCTGTTTCGTTGATTTGTAGAAACTTAACGACATTGTTTGCACTAAGGAAGTAGCTTTTATCGTCTATATCATCTAAGTAGTCACAAACATCCTTTTGTAACATTTGAGGTTTAGGAAATGTGTATGCAGGTAATCCCAAATCTCTTCTAACGCTCAACATGAAAACTCTTTCTCTGTTTTGTGCCATTCCATAATCTTTAGCATTCATTACCTGCCAATAGTTATCATACCCTAAGTCGTTACATACTTTTTGCCATTCTAGAAAATCAGGTAAGTTTCGTTTGTTGCAGAGTGCTTTTACATTTTCTTGAAGAAGAAATTTGGGCTTTAATGCTCTTATAGCAGCTTCTGTATTCCACAAAATTGACGAGCGTGTTCCGCTACCTTTTTTTAGACCCTCTCTCTTTCCACTTTGTGAAATAGATTGGCACGGGGTAGAGTAGGTTAATATGTCAATATTTCTTACCATATTTGTAGAGACTACTTCTTCCCAATTTATCTTGGTCATATCTCCTAAATTTCGTTCCCTCCATTGTGGATAAAGTAGATTATGTGCAATCACCGCAGGTTGCTCGTTGATTTGCTTCTTACTATCAGGGTCAAATTCGCTCCAAGCAGCAAGGTTTAATGAAGTATTCACACCTTTGCTTCGTAAGTCACTAACTAGCCTTTCCATTGCCATAACTTGTGAATCGTAGCCAGAGCATAGCGTGACCATATTTATTTGAGATGGGGGGGTATTTGAAAGTAGGAGTTGTAAATAATCCACGTTCGTGAGAATCTTCGTCCCCCTCATATATATTCTTGAAGATGTTGTAAATGCAGCTAACGACAATAGAATTACCTGCCATTATGTATATTGAGGACTTTGACAATTTGGGGGAATTTGTCAATATCGAAATGTCTGTTTCTGAAACGTCCATTAACCTAAGACATTCTCGTTCTGTAAATTTTCTAATGTCGAAATATTTTACTGGATGAGAAGTTTTTAAGTCGGGGTGTTTGTTTGGGTATATTTTAGCAATCATAACTTAACCTCTATAACAACGTAGTGCATATTTCGGTAGGAGATACCTGTGAGTATTGTGCTTGTTATCTTTCCTGTTGACCTTTTGTTGTAGCAGTCAAGGCACTCTCCATGAAAAGAAGGTCTCCAACCATTCAATATCATCTGTTCTAGATTTTTATTCTTGGTATTCATATTCTATAAGTATTGCGGTCATTTGGAAATGTCCAGAGCCTATGAGATTGGTCGTAGTCATTGCTCCGTATCTAGTAGTAATCGTTGATGCGCAACTGCAATCAATTACACATATTCCATATATTTGATTTTCCCCTCCTGTTGATTTTCTAGGAGGAGTACTGCTAGTTATTCTTAGTTTCATATTCGATAAGTACACCCATTGCTTTAAAATTGTTTCTATCTCTTTCTAGGATGTTCGTTGCACTCATTTTGTAGTAATTTGCTTTTAATGTTCTTGCAATTCCGTCAGAGCCATTGATGATTGTCATTTTTTTATTCATATTCTATCAAAACATAAGGTGTAGTATTCCCCATTTGAGTGCGCTTATCCTTTGCGAAGCATCTACCAGCGAACGTAGTTATCGTGTTGCAAAAATCCTTTAGGTGATATTTCTGAACTAGTGCTACCTTATCGTGTGTTCTCGTCCATCCGATGAATCTTGCTTTCGTTATTCGTAAATTTTGCATGTAACGGCTTATTTTTATAAATGCGATAACTTATACACGAACAAACTTTTCTTCTCTTAGAACTAAAATAAACGGCATTTTTGAGGATATTTCTGTATTATGATGGTCACTTGTTTCTAATTTTGATAAAACCGCGGTTACATGTTTCCAAAAATAGAGAGTAATCTTCTTCCGAAATAACGCATTCAGATTCTCCATTTACGGAGGTGTAGTCGGGGATATTAAAACGTTCCTTGATTCTTTGCTTCTGCTCTTTCGTGCATTTCGCCCAAACGAATGTAATTTTCTTCATTTGATTTTTCCGTCTTTGTCACGTTCGTACCCCATATTAAACAACCACTTTAGTTCTTGCCACTCGGTATAGGTTAGACATTCGGGATTGTGTATTGGCCTTTTGTTGATTTCCTCTTGTTGCTTGGCTTCTTGCAAGTAGTCTAGCGTGCTATTTCGCCATATTTTGAACTTCTGCAATGCTTCAACGATTACTAAGGGGTCAACATTGCCATAAAATTTTCCATATCGTCCTACCTTGAAGTGAGCGAAGAAAAGCATAAATTCGGAAAGTTTGAAGTAGTAGAACTCCTGAGCTGCCATTCTTGCAACTTCTTCCGTTTGTAGGGTTTCTAGCTTTTGGTTTGTTCCTGCATATTCGGAGAGGTTGTGTATCTGATTGGCTAGCCATATTTCAGCGTATCTACTGCCCCAAATGTTTCTAACATCTGCAATAGTAGGACAATCGCCAGTTAAACACTTTGTTGGGTATCTAGCAAAATTGGCTTGATGCTCTGGGAGGAATACAGACATAAGTTTTTCAGCCGTCCCGTATCGGGAAAGGAATCTCGTCTGATTCGTTGTCAGAGTTGTAGAGCCTTTGCATTGCGTAAGCTCGCCATTCTGCATCTCGTTGTTCGCGAGTGCTTGTTGCGCTAGCTCTGTTGTTATTTCCATAGTTTCTTTGATTTTTTTGCCATCGTGCTAAGCGTTTTGATGTGTCCCATGTGGTTTGCTTCTCTTTGCGGAACTTACGTGCATTCTCGGAGGATTCAGACCAATAGTCGTAGAACTCTCTAATCATCTGCTCGCCATAGATGGGGATGTATTGCCGAAGGCTTTCTCTAAAAGATTCCTTACGCTCTTCTATCGTTTTGATAGGAGCGACCTCGGTCGCGTCTTTCTTAGATATATGAACGTTAGTGAATATATCTTCTTTAATAACTTCTTTATTTCTTATATTCTTTAGTTGTTGTTGTTTGTTTGTTGTCTGTTTGTTATCTGATTGTTGAAGTGCTTGTTGATTTGTTTGTTGCTCGACCTCTTTATTGAGTTGGTAACTCTCATATTTACAGACAGTTACGAGTGTAAATTTGTTTGTTGATTTGCTTGTTATTTCGTTTGTTGATTTTAGGCGATTGAGTGACGTGCGTACTTGTTGCGCACTTAATTTTGTATCTTCACAAATGGAGGATACCGATGTGACGAGTTGACCTCTTTTTATAATCATGCCACGCCATTTTTTGTCCTCTTTGTTCGCTCTTAATAACAAGTAAATGAAAAGTTGCAGGGTTCTTGGTGAGGTGAACCATTCCCAATCAAGAATCTTTCGATGTAGCTTTATCCATCCATTGCACATGAGCTTTCAAGTTTTTCAGTTACGCTTCTTACACCGCTGATAGAATAACCTACCTTAGCAGCTATTGTGCGCCACTTAGAATACCTTGAAGCATTGGGATTACTTTCGCTAATTTCCTTGTAGAGGTCAATAATCTTCTTGTGCTTCTGCGCACGCTTCTTTTGTGATATTGTCATTGATACTTTCATTCGCTTTTCATTTTCTTTATTAGTGCATCGTAATATTTTATCAACTCTTTCAATTCAAACTCAGTCCAGTGCTTTGATTGGTTATGCTTCCATGTAAGCATGTCGAATCGTTCTTGCCCAATCTTCTTTACTAGATTTTCTCTATAACCTATGAGATGGTCTGCGCTAAAGCGGTTGCAGGAACTACATTCTGCATGAGCATTGTCTTCATCGAATCTTGTGGCCATGTGTTTGCGGCTATAATAATGACCGCAATCGGCCTTTTCAAATGGTTTAATTTGCCCACAAGAGATGCACTTAAACCCTCTATAACCAAAAGCTCTACTATCTCTTAAACGGATGAAAAGAGAGAATTTATTGTCAAGTTTTCTTACCAGTGTGGATAGTGGAGATTTTGTTGATTGGGTAGTCTTTTTTGATTTTTTTATATAGTATGGCATTTGAACTCTGTTACTGCTTCACTAGCATCAGAAAGTGTGTCTATGATGTTCTCTCTAAGATTGTCTGTGCATACGAGAGGGTTGCCATCAAATGAGATGTACATCTTTCCGTTGAACTCTCTCACATTGATTCGTTCCTTGTATTCGTTGAGCATTTCTTTCCGCTCTGATTCTTTCTGTTGTGCGCTTTTTGTTGTAAGTGTGCGCCATAGTGATTGTATCTTGTTCATAAAAATTCTTTATTTCTGCTGATTTCAATGTCTGCAAGTTGTAATAATCTTTGTTCGTCTGCTGACGGAAGATATATTCCTGCATTTATTGAAGACCAATTGCGAAATCTTTCAATAGCAAGCTGCATCTCTTCTTTGTCAAGGTCGCTAGATTAACGAATGAATGTTACTGTTCCGAGTATTTTGTCGTTTTTCTCTCTGAGGAAAATAGGCTTATTAGCAGCTATTTTGAAATATTGCTCTTTTACAAATTCTGCATTCTCGCCATATTCTTCGGCAAAGAAATTGATGATAAGGTGTAGGTAACTATTCTGCTTCATGGTACGTTGAGGTTTTATTTCTTTGATTTCAACTATCCCATTATGCTTTGAAAGTAACGCATTCACCTTATCACGAATTTGTTGCCTATGTAATTGGTTTGATAGGTCGTACTTCATTAGAAAGGCAATCCGTCATTACTAGTATTTGTAGGGGAACGGATTTTGAGGGCTTTGCTGAGTGTGTGAAGTCTGTGTCTGGTCGGATGAACTATCGGATGAGCTAAGTAATTCTAACTCGAATACGGCTAGGTCTAGGTATGCTCTTGGTTGATTGTTCTTGTCTAAGTAAGCGTGGCAACTTACGCGCCCTGACACCGCAATCTTCTTGCCTTTCTGAAGGTAGGGGAGTAGGTTGGCGTTGTCGCCATTCTTGATGCACTCTATATAGAGCGTTTCTTCTTTGTCCTTGTATTTGCGGTTTACTGCAATTGAGAATGTAATGAAGCACGTGCCGCCTTGCGACTGCTTCTGTACCGCCTGCGCGATAAGATTTCCTATAAATGTTGCTTGATTCATGTTTTTTGTTTTAAAAAGGCACTTCCCCGTCTAGATGAATAATGTTGCCAAACTAAAATTCAATGGATGATGAGGAAGTGCTAGTCTATTTTGCTTTTTCGCTGACTATTACATAAATGGTGTCCCTTGGGTTTTCCTTTCGGGTGCTATTCTCTTTGCTATACCAAGGCTTCTCTCGCTGAGCCTGTTTTAACTTATGGACAATCATAGGTCTGATTATAGAAAGGTAAAACAAGACTATGCAGAAAACAACGTACAACCAAGTGAAGAATATTTTCTGTTTATAGTTTACTTTTCTCATAAACTTCTTTCTTTGATAACATTATCCAAAGAAGAGCGAAGCATAAGGATATTTCTTCCTACTTGATGGCATTGGATATGGAATTTGTCTCTGTAGCTTTTTAGAGTGTTGGGAGTTACCCCAAGGATTTTACATGCTTGTTTTGTGTTTACCCATTCGTCTTTGGGCTTTAGTCGTTCCTCAACCCTCTCTAAGAGGGATAACATCTTGTTCCATTGTTCAAGAGGAACTGTTACAAACGTTTGTTGTTCCATTTTACAAAACCTTTATGGAAAGTCCACCTTTCATTGTTTTTGGCTCTTGATAAGCCTTAAACAAGTCGGGATGTTCTTCATTGAATTTCTTACTATTGAAGTACATTCTTTCGGTGTCCTTACGTTGTGTTACGATTAACTTAGAACCTTTTATAGTGGTAAGATTCCCTTTTAGCATCTCGCTAGCTACATACTGCTTATATTCTTCATAAGCAGATGTTGCTTCGTCAGCTTCTTTCTTTAATTGGAAAAGATGCTCTTCATCGAATGGAATTTTGATAGCCTCTGTTGTAACGTTCATAGGCTCTTCTGTGTAAAGTAACTTCTTTACTTCGTCTTCTGAATGGAAGTTTATTTCTACGACCTTGTGCTCTTCACCGCGAAGCCAAATTGCATAGCCTGCCTTTACTTTAATGTCGGGGTTGAGCAATCCGAAGAAGTACTTGTATACAGATAATTGCCAAGCAACATATTCAGTGTTTAGCTTAAAAGTTGTTTTGATGTCGGCCAAAATTACGCTATCTCCATCGGAGTACACCTTGTCAATAGCACTGGCGTATTGCGTACCATCTGTTACAAGATATTCGCTTTCTTCGTGAGAGCGCAAGAACGGATGCTCTTCCATTTCTGCGAGATAGCCTTGCATCTCTGGGCATTGAGTTTCTATATCGTAGCAGTCGTAGAACTCTAATGCGGAGTGTACCTTGCTACCTCTCTCTTCGGCTTTCTGTAATACGGATTCTGGAACATTGGTGTATTCGTCTGGGAAAAGTCTGTTTTTGATTACGTGAGTAATTCCATTCAGCTTAATTCCATTCAATTCGTAAGTGTGTTCTACGCTATCGAACACAACACCACTTTGTGCTAATTTCATTGTTTAGGGAATTTTTTAGCGGCTTCTGCAACGGCTTCTGCGAATTTTGCATTGCCTTGTAAATCTTGGTAACTATTCCAAACAGAGGTAAGGGATTGCCTACTTTTGGCCGAAGTAATCTCTTGTAAGGCAATATTTATCCTATTTTCAATGTTGATTGATTTTTTTGCTTGTTGTTCATTGCCATGTGTGTTTAGTGCGTCTGCGTCTTTTGTATCGTCAATACAGAATAGCCCATTTAGCGCGTATTTGCGTGCATAGGACGATGTAGAACCTGTCACTTGGCTATCAGCCATGCCTTTTTGCGTTTCGTCCTCACGCGCAAGGGCATTTGTTGATATGCTTTGCTCACCATCTGTTATTGTTGCAGTGGCTTTTACGTAGTATCTTGCGCCTATAAGAACAATCTCATCTGTGATAGTTAGGACAAGACCTTTGTCTGCAAGCAGAGGTTTGGCAGAGTTGAGAATATCTTCTGCATTGCGGTAGTAATACTTTCCAAATTTATTGTATTGAGATTTTGGGGCTTTCAAATCTCTTTGAACTGATATTACCTTTTCTATAAAGGTGAGTCTTTTCTCTTTTGTTGTTGCCATGTCTTTTTGAATTTAGAATAAAGTGAGCCTTGTAGGACTTGAACCTACGACCAACGGATTATGAGTCCGCTGCTGCTCTAACCAACTGAGCTAAAGGCTCTATACGCACGCTATTCTCACGAACCGCGTGCGCCACACAACATGAAGGAGTGCATACGATTACTCGCCCGTGGAGCTATGGCTATCGTGCTGCTCCACATGCACTTTATTTTTTCTTTGGGTTAATACGTTTCGAGAAGATTAGTGCTTCTAGTTCTGACCGCCTAAAATAAAGACGGCTAGAGAAAGGTCTATAATAAGGCACTTTCTTTTCTGAGGTTAATCGGTACATCCATGATTTAGATACACCTAAGAATTTTGCTGCTTCTTCAATGTTGAGAATTTCTTTATTATCGTCCTTTATTATTGCGGCTACTGCAACCGCAATTTCTTCAATTTCTTTCTTGTTCATGTTGAGTGTAGTATTTAATGATTTGTTTTTCTGTCCAGTTGGGGTGTTCTTCTGTTAGGCGGTAGTATTCGCCATTGTTCTTCATTTCGGCAATTACGCTATCTTCGTAGTCACTCTGTCATGCATAACCAAATCCTAGGACTAACAGGACAATTAAAACGATGTATTTCATAGGCTATCTTCGTATATTTTGATTTGCCAACGAATTTGCTCCATTGCAGCATTGTAACCCTCTTGCCACCATTTTGCTTGTTCTGTGGTAGGTTGGGTCGTTTTTGTGGTAGATGCAGCCTTTTCAAGCTGCTCTAGAATGTGTTTTGTTAAGTAGCTGCTCATAGCTTAAACTTTTCATAGATGTAATCTTCGATGTCGCATGGATTAATCTCAACAAGATGTTCTTCTTCGTTGTTATTCTCTTCGATGTCTATGTCTACAACAGAATACGAAGCGTAAAGAAACTCTCTTGTGTCGTGCCAATCCTCATCCCATGATTCTCTCCATTCTTCACCATAATAGCTTGTAACCACAATGGATACACCATCGTGTTTTACACGAGTTTTAAATGTTGTCGATTTTGATAAGTCTTCGTTGTCAATGAGGTCTTCAATTACCTCTTCAAGGTCGTTGGATATTGCCCCTTGACAAATAATTGTTAATGTGCGATTAAGTAGTGTGTTCATGATTTAAGAATTGAAGATGAGATTTGCCTTTTTGAAGCAGCGCCAAGCTTGCTTCTCTGTGTCGAAGTAAACTTGGCATGTTTCGTTTGTTTTGTGCTCGCGAAGTGTTTCAATCTGTTTCATGTTGTGTGTGTATTAAAAGTGAGTGAGATGGCGAAGAATCGAACTTCGTAATGTCCTAGGCTAAGACAACAACCAAATTGTATCTTCTAGTTGTATCTTTCCCGTAGTCTATCCATTTAGCTACCTATCCATCTCATACGTTGCCTATTCTCACGAACTAGCAACGAAAAGTATTTGAAAAAAGTAAATAAAGGATTGTGACCATCGTTGGACTTGAACCAACCGCACTTTGCTGCCCCCAAAATGGGCGATGGTCTATGTGTTCTTGCAAGCCTTGCTTGTGCTACAACCGCTCATGTATTTAGCTTTTTATCGTTGTGCATCTTGCTATCTTGCAAGTACGTATGTAAATAAGTCAAAGAACGTTTGCAACGTATTTGTTTTTGTCTTATCTTTGCGACAAGATTTAGCGTTACAAGTAACGTTTGTTTTATCGTTACGAGTGCAAAGATATAGGTAAGGCCTAGCAAATGCAAGCATTGTGCTAGGAAATGCCTATGCCTTAACATTAATTAAACAACAAAGCACTATTGTGCAACATTGAGATAGCAAAATATTATCAGAAAATTGATAGGCATAGCCTATCATAAAATAAAGAAGTATGGCAAAGTATCACGATTCAGAAGTTAAGGATAGACTTAAAAAATTTATTGCCTATCACAATATGAGCATTCGTTCTTTTCAAGATTCCGCAAACTTGTCAAATTCATTTGTTGCTAGTATAGACCAATCAATAGCACCTAAAACTCAAAAAAAAATCCAATCCGCATTCCCCGACCTCAACATGGCATGGCTGCTGACAGGAGAGGGCGATATGCTTCGCCAAGCATCATCGCAGAACATTACTGGCAATAACAATATTGTAGGCAACAGCAATACAGGAAACAATAAAATTATAACGAACACACAAGCGCAAAAAGGCACAGACCATCCCACAAAACCAATAGTTCCTAAATACCTGACCTCGCAACCTAACATAGATGTGTACAAGATTCTAAATACTGACGGCCATTCACTGCAACTTGACAGCATGACGGCCATTCCTCCTTATAATAATTTTGACTTCTATTACATGGTAAGGCAAGACGCAATGAAACCTCTATATAAGGAGGGTGACGTACTCGCACTCGCCCATACGGAGCGCGGCTCTGACATCATACAAGGTGCTTCCATGATAATAGACACCAACGACTTTGGCTTTCTTCTGCGAAGAATATATGATAGGGGAGATTACTACGAATGCAGGATAATCAACGAGAACAGCTCCTTTGAAACGCAGAATATAGCCAAGACGAGGGTTATCCGATTGTATAGGATAGTTTACTCTATAAGACTGGGAGATTAATTAATAACTCATGCCGTCGGAATCGCCCGAAAAAGTTGTGTGCGTTTCAATCAATCCAGACTATCAAAAGTTTGAGGTGGATTTTAAGTACATTCACGGAATATACAGGGTGCAAATTCTTATGGCGGTTAAATAACAAAACAATATGGAAACAATAAACAACAATCCAATCCATAAAGGGAACGCTCCAAGGACTCTAAATGAAAACAACAATAACTTGATGAGCGGTCTAAAAATTGTCTGCATTATCGTAGCTCTCGCAAATGTAATTGGAATTTTATTTATCATTGATAACATTATCAGAGATGGTCTGAAGTTCTATATTGCGGCTCTTGTTGGGTGCGTTCAAAGCCTACTAATCAGCCTAATAGGAATGGCGATAGACGATATTAGAAACAAGTAAAAAATAGCCTCATGGATTTCCGTGGGGCTTTTTAAATTAAGAGAAAATGAAATACGTATACACATTTGCAGTTGATGCGCGCGGCTCTCTCCGCGTGTTCATTACTTACAACAAGCGTAAATTCTCTTATTCGCTCGGATTCCATGTTGACAAGAGTAAATGGGATATGACTATGCAGCGGTGCAAGCGTAACACCACGCACGGAAAGAGCTTTACACCTGCAATAAAGATAAATGCAGAGATACAGAGGTATGAGGAGACGATACAATCAGTCGCAAACTCATTCAAGGAATCGCCTGCAATAGAGGATTTTAAGGCTGCGCTTGATAAAGAGTTTAAGCGAGAGAAAGCAACTGCACCAAAGAAGAATTTCTTTGAACTCTACGAAAAATATATCCGTGAACAAAATAGCATCTGCAATTGGAGTGAAAGCGTATATCGGAATCATCAAAGGATATTGCAGGAGTGGAAAATGTTCGATGCAGATATGAGCATAGACAAAATCAATCCTGATACCCTTGACAAGTTTACCGTCTTCCAGTCTAACCTCGGTCATCAGAACGAAACGACCAAGAAGAAAATCTCAATGTCGAAGTGGTTCTTCCGTTGGCTCGTAGCCAAGGGCTTACTTGCAGACATCTCCTTTACTGCCCACAAGACGCGTCTAAAGCGTGCCAACCGCAATGTAGTATTCCTTACATGGGAAGAACTAATGAATGTATATAACCATACATTCGAGCAACCTTATCTTTCGCGTACACGTGACGTATTTTGCTTCTGCTGCTTTACTTCCTTACGATATTCCGATGCCGCTGCGCTGAAGAAGACAGACATATACGATGATGCTATCCACATCACGACACAAAAGACAAATGACAAGATTACAATAGAGCTGAACAACTACTCGCGCACAATCTTACAGCGTTATGCGGACATTGATACAGACAAGGCTCTCCCTGTTACCTCCAATCAGAATATGAACGTATATATCAAGGAGGTGTGCCGTCAATGCGGAATCAACGAACTCTTGACAGACACCTATTATATAGGAGGGAAGAAATATGAGGAAACGAAGGAAAAATGGCAAATGGTAGGAACGCATAGCGGTAGGCGCACTTTTATCTGCAATGCGCTAATGCTAGGAATTGCTCCTAATGTTGTAATGA